AATTTGTTTTCCATCTTGAGTTATAAATCCAACATGGTCATAACTCCATTCTTTGGGTGCTTTATTACTACGAGCAAAGAATATTTTTTGTGCTGTTGTATTATTGTTCTCGGAGCCTTCCGCAAATGCCTCTGGTGGGTTTTCTTTGAGCATACGCTCAACTTGTGCGACCCAAGCACTAACATCACTGCTACCAATTTCTTCTACATCACCTACCCAGTCAGCAACATTATCAACAGCGGCACCTACCAGTTCAGGACCGTATTGCTTTAGTAAATCTAAACGCTGTGATAAGATACGACGTGTAATAGCACTGGCTACTGGGCTTGGCTCAGATGCATCCATGCTTTCGCTCCACTGGTTCTTGTCACTAGACCAAGCATTGTCACCAGCGTGCCAGCTATCTTCTTCTACTTGAGATAATTTGTTTAATGCACGATCCATGCCTTTTTCACGCTTAGTAGTTCTTTGATCCCATGCATCGGAAGTATTATACTTGTCACCATTCTTACCAGATACATAACTTTGTGAGCTAGCATGTTGTACTTGATCGTTAGCATTGGCTTTAACATAATTAGCTAATGTGCCTTTGCTTAGTTCGTTTACTTGTTCTTCACCTAATTCTAATTCTTTTTTGTCGCGAGCACGTTTTTTAGCGTAGTCGGTTTGTGGATTCTTTGCTTGACGACTGACAGGCTTACCTGCATCAAAATCACGCTCGCGTTGTCGGCGCTTCTGATAATCAGTTGCGGCCTCTTTGACTGTTAGTGGAGAAACAATATCATCTAAAAACATTTTAAGTACTCATCTTTGATTTTTTAATAGCATTGGCTAATTGTTGAATTTGGCTAGGATCGCCATTGGCCAATAAGTCTTCCATTTCCTGCCCAAGACCCATTGCAGTCTTTTTAGCAGTCTGATCCATTCCGTTGCCAGTTTGATTAGCATCTGGATTATTTGTAGTTGCTACAGTTGCTTTGGCAGCGGTGCTTACACCTTGTGGTAATTCTACTCCTGCCGATTTCAATTTGCCTAAATTTTGCTGTGTTGTGTTTATTTGTTTTGCGGTTTTTGCCGCATCAACTGGATTACTTGTGCCAGCAGTTGGCGCACTTGTCCCGCCTGTAGTCATACCGTACTCAGTTAATCCTTTTGTACGTTTTGTTTCTTCCCACCGGGCACGTAACTTGTCTGCTAAAGTCACTGGAGCATCGCATTCACCAACTAATTTAGAGTAACGAGCACCAGCAGGGTCGGTGCCTGCCATCTTGCCTACAAACGTAGTACCTGTGTCGCAAGTTTCAGCAAATTGCTGATTCTGTGCAACTTGCTGACTTGGTGGAACGCTTGCGGCTGGCGCAGTTGTTCCCGTCGGAGGCGGATTTTTTTCTACCCATTGCACTACTTTTGTTTTTAATGCATTTGGGACACTATCATTGCCTTTAGTAAATTCAACAACATCCATGGATCGCTGACCAACAATGGCAACATCATGGCCACCTTTTTGTGCAATTGACCCGGCCATGGCGCCCTGTACCGCTAAGAATTTTTCAAGTCCAAGTGTTTTAGCAGTCTGCGGCGTAACCCAGGACATCGATGTAAAACTAACACCATCTGCAGAAGCTTGACCGCCGCCAAAAATACCTTGTGTGCCTCTGTAGTCTGCTTTTAAGTAATTGCCATCGGGCATTTTAAAATATACAGTACGTGGAGCCAATGTGTCAAGTTCGTTTAACGCACTTTCGTTAAGACGTTTAAAGATGCCTAAAATGTTATAAAAATTATTATCCATTACTTAACCTTAGAGGCTTTAACACCTTTAACTATGCCGCCAGGACTTAGTTGATTGGTATAACCATGAAGTCGTTTGTTTACTTCTTTTTGTGTAAACGTGCCTTTTTCACCTAGTGTTTGCATAGCTACAGCAACACTTGGGCTACCTGTTGCGCCAGCCGACGCTTCTTCTTTAATAAATTCTTTACTGTTCATGATTTTTCCCTGTTACTATATTTATTCGGTTATTGTAAACTCGTCGCTAGAAGCAACTCCATCTACTTGTATGTTTTTAGCTTCAATTCTTGAAGTAAACGTGTTACTTGCCAATGGCCTAACTTCTACATTGTGTAGTCCCGACTCTAGATCAACAACAATATGTTCTCTAATGTATGTATCTGTGCCCGACCATAGAAATGTGCGTTCTGTTACTAATTCATCATCAATGTACACACGATAAACTGGGGGTTTATCTCCCCAATGTGCATATACGTCTACAGTAACTTCGTGTCTATTCATTTTGCACCTCTACCGATACTGCCATTGACAGCACGTTGCCGTGTTGGTCCACCGGGACTTTTACGACCTACTAGCCCGTATGCTTGCATTTCTTTGTTTAGGGTATTACCATCTACATCATTTTGGTCGCCCATTGTAGCCATACAATAACGTGGATCTTTACTGCCTTTAACTACACCAACTCCAGCCGCTTCTTCAGTTACTGGCTCTACCACTTGCCCACCTGCAGGTTTGACTGTCTTGGGTAGGGTATTAGGTCTTGAAACTTCTTTAGGTGCCGCAGGTGCTAGTTTACTAGTCAGTAGCTGTTCAGCTTCGGCAGTATAACGGCCAAACAAATCTTTAACAATGCCTTGACGTGTTTTTTCATCAGCGGCCACATACATTTTCCGCAACTCTGTGCCCGACTGCATTGGCTGTCCTAATACATCAAAATTAAATGTAGGAACAGTCATAATATAACCGTGTTCCTTCATTGACTTGGTATCTTTAATATTACGTAGTGGTTGGAAATACGGCTCGGAGCCATCTTTCTTGGGTTTAAAACTAAATCGTGGATCTTCTGCCATGTCTTTTTCAGACACAGCAAATATAACTACAGTACTGGTAGGGTCAACTTGTATATTACTAGTTTTCAATATACTTTCAATTTGATACGGATTAGCGGCCTGCACAATGCGGTCACCGGGTACACCAGTTAACTGCATAAAATATGCTTTTTCTGCAAAGGAGAATGGGCTCTTTGGTTGTTCTACTTTATTACTAGTAGCAATGAATACATTGTTGCGGCCAAATTTGCCAGTTAGATACTCGTACACCGCATGGTGCCCTTTGTGAAAGGGCTGAAACCTGCCGGGGTAAATTACAAGTACTGTTGGTTCTGCTAGCTCATTAATAAACATAGTAATAGGTCTCTATTACTATATTTATCTTTAGATGTTTTCCAGTAGCCAAATGTAAAATGGGCTTTCAAACGGCAACGTCCATGTTCCGTTCCAACCTAGGTCAACACACTTGTCTAGCACCGGGCGATTTGAGTCATCGCCTACAAACTCGCTCTTTGTAAACACCAAGTTACCGAGATCAATTTCGTCAATTTCTACAGTTTTAATGTTTAGCAATAAGTCTTGTAGTATTGCAGTTTTATCTGCATTTTGTACTACATCAGTGTCGTCTTTGTTTTCTAGACGAATTTGTAATCGAGCAGGGCCCTCATCGAGCTCTGCGTCGAATTCGATAATGTCAACTTCACCACTTGGGCTTTTAATTTCAGTAGTTTGTATAAGTTGATCATTTACTAGAATACTATAAATGGGAACCTTACGCCAATACGTACCGCCAATACCAAGTTTAAAGTGAAGCTTTTCTTTATCTGTCATTTTAATTCCTAAATTAGGTTGCTGGAGTCTCTACTCTAGCACCTTGTGCGGCTAAGGTATCTTCAATGATACCGATACTACCACGCTTACCGATAGCAATCTTATCTAGGTCACCGGCGTATTCATAATGTCCAACGTGGTTCAACAATACTTTACTATGTGCCCAAATCTCGCCACCGATTCGTTGCCATCTACGGCAGAATAACCAGTCTTCGCTTAGATAATGTCCACGCTCGTCAATTTCGCAATCAAAGATTGAATACATCATTGGCTCATACTGCTTGCCTAACCCTACATCATCTACATATTTGCACTCTGGATGTGCGGCAATTAGTTTTTCATATACGTTGCGTTTGAACATTAAGAAACCTGTACCCATTGTGTCAACTGTAAAGATGTCACCTTGGATCTTTGTTTCTGGTTTCAAGTTAATAACATAATTAACTGGCAGGGCTTTCTTAGGATACAATCCACCAATAACTTCTTTTTCGTATGCCATCATCTGTAGAATACTTTCTGGTTGGAAACGAATGTCTGCATCAATGAACATAAAGTGCGTGGCTTCTTTATTGGTCATCATTTTGGCCATTAAGTTGTTACGAGCACGGGTAACTAATGATTCGTTAACCATTGTATCTAGGCTCCAGTTAAGTCCGGCTTGTTGTGCCAATAGAGTAAAGCGCAAGAAACTAGTCATAGTAGGTTCGCTTACCATGCCACCGTAGCAAGGAATACCAATATGCAAATGGTTCTTACGGAAATCGTACGGTGTTCCTTGTTGCTGTTCTGGCTGTGGTTGTGCCGCTAAGGCTTTTTGTTTTGCGGCAGCTTCTTTGATCATCGCTACTGCGTCTTTTTGACTGACTTTTTTATCGCTCATTGATTACTTTCTTTTGGTTAATTGATTAGGCTGTTGTTATTTCAACTAGTGTGCCTGCACCGGCTAGTTCAACTACGACTGCTTCTAAACTTGTAATTAGATCTTCAGTTAGTGCTGTTCCAGCTTCTTCTGAATCCTTAATTAATTTGCTAATTTTGATTACTAATACGTCTTCTTGTAATTTTGCCATCACGGGCTCCTTGAATATATACTACTATTTATTCTAGGATGACCAGCTCATGAGAATTTAATACCACACCAGGTTTTATCAAGTTTAAAAATGTAATGATACTTAAATCGTTTGAGTAAAGGTATAAATTCCACACAAACCCAGTTGATTTACGCAACATCTCTAAACCGGTTGCAGACACTTTAATATCGTCTGTCCCAAAATTACTCAAAAAGGCCAAAAGATTATTTTTATCTTCCGTGGTGTATCTTCCATCTTTGATAATAATTTTGTATCGGTAACCAATATCTTTTTTTCGTATAATTGCGCCTGAATTTAATAACAATTCTGCCTGGCTGTTTGCTGGACCAGCTACACTTTCAAGGTTGCCAACAAATGGATTTAGTGAACCAGATAATAATTCAAATAATTCCTCCTGGGTGTTGGCATAGAACTGTATGTGTGGTTCTTCAACTCGTAGTTTGATACCTGCAGGGTTTTTTCTAATACCACGTACTACTTCCAGCAATGGTATATTTGCATTATCTATGTCTTTGCTGTTACGCAGACCCCAATAGCCACCGTAATTGATATGCTTGTTCATTTCTTTACGTGATGCTAATGCTTCAGTTAAATCTCCATGGTTATCGATCAGTCGACCCGCTGGGCAGTATATAGCCACCCTATACAGGTACTTTCCAAAATACTTTTTAGTAGTGTGTTCTACAGTTATTTTAGGATTGAACTGAATCCACTTGGACATATCCATTTGCATCAATCATTGGTAACGCTGGAGTAAATTGACCCAGCACATTAAATTTAAATACATCTTCTAACCAATCCACTTCGATAATGGTGTGAGCTGGAATAGTTTCGAACAAAATCTTTTTACTCAGTGGCACTTTAATTAAGTCGCTAATCTTACGACCCAATGGTCTAGCACCCATCTTGCTATTGTAGCCAACTTTGGCCAGGTGATCTACTGCGACCTCGGTTAGACGAATCTTTATCGACTTTTCACTGAGTAGATCGTTAATTTCGTTAATGAACTTGGCAACAATCTTCTTGATACTTATTTCGTCCAGTTTATTAAACTTGCAAATACCATCTAAACGATTGCGGAACTCGGGCTTAAAGAAGTCTTTGACTGCTTTGTCATCTTCTCCGGATTTTTCCAATTGGCGACCAAAGCCAATATTGTTCTGTTCGTTGGCACTGGCACCCAAGTTACTGGTAAGAATAACAATAGCGTTACGTGCATCTGCTTTCTTACCGTTACTTGAAGTAATAATACCTTCGTCCATCAACTGTAACAAAATATTAGTTACATCCGGATGAGCTTTTTCAATCTCATCAAATAAAATAATGCAGTTGGGATTTTTCTCGATATCACTGATTAACAAACCTCCACCTAGGTTACTATCATCGTAACCAACGTATCCGGGTGGCGCACCAATGAGTTTGGCAAGAGCATGTTTCTCTTGAAATTCACTCATATCGTACCGCAACAGTTTCATCCCCATACCTTCGGCGAGCAATTTTGCTAACTCAGTTTTACCTGTTCCTGTTGGTCCCAAGAATAGGAAGTTACCAATTGGCTTGTTCATTGCTTTCAAGCCAGCCCTTGCTACGTAAATCTTTTCTAATACGGTTTCTATTACAACATCTTGCCCAAACAACTTAGTTTTAACTGTTTGTTCCAAGTCTACTAGAGTCTTAGTTGATTCGCTACCAATTTGTTCGGCTGGGATCTTTGTGAACTTGCTAATAATATCAACAATGTGATTTTTACGGCAAGTCCATGCCATTGCGTTAATTTTTAATTTAGCACACGCAGTATCAATTAAGTCAATGGCTTTATCTGGTAATTTCTTGTCTGGTTGATAGCGAACTGATAAGTCTACTGCCGAATCAATTGCTTCATCACTGATTTCACCTCCATGGAATTTTTCAAAGTATTCACGTAAGCCACGTAGAATATCTTTAGCAACTGCCGGCGTTGGCTCTTCAATGGTCATACGACAGAATCGTCGCATCAAGGCGCGATCCTTTTCAAAACTTTGTGTGTATTCTTGCCAGGTAGTACTGGCAAGAACTTTAATGTTACCTTTGGTCAGTGCCGGCTTGATCATGTTGGCAAAGTCTACACTACTGTTACTTCCAGATCCAGCACCACGCATTTGGTGTGCTTCATCTATAAACAGGATAGTCTTGCCCTTGGCATTTAATGCGCCAATAACATCTTTAAACTTTTCTTCAAATTCGCCGCGATACTTGCTACCGGCAAGTAAACTAGCAATGTCTAAGCTATAGACCACGTAGTCACGTAGGTATTCAGGAACACGTCCTTCTGTGATGTTACGAGCAAGTCCTTCGGCAATAGCGGTCTTACCTACACCAGCATCGCCTACCATTAATACATTTGATTTGTTGCGTTTAGCAAGTACCTGTGCAATTTCATCCAGTTCAAACTCACGTCCTACCACAGGATCAATCTTGCCTTCTTTGGCCTGAACGTTTAAGTTTTCGCAGTATTCTCGCAGGATGTCGTCTGCACGGGCATCTGGATTGATACGACGCCCTTTGTTTTCGACATAGTATTGATTGTAGAAATCAACAATCTGACTGCGCTCTAGTCCGTACTTGACAAAAAAGTAACTGGCATGACTGTTTGCTTCACTTGCGATACTTAAGAAGATATCAATGATTTGTACATGATGACGACCGCTAAACAAGACTTGTGTGAACGCACGATTAAACACCCGCTCTAGACTGTGTGTTTTCTTTGGTACATTGTTATCTTGTGTGTTGGCAATGTATGTTTGTTTTTGTAAATAATCTTCTAAGTCTGATAGAAGACCTTCTGTGTCTGCCCCAAATGCTAATAGCAGATCATGAAATGGTTTATAGCATACTAGTCCATGAGCTAAATGTTCTAAGGTTACATATTCGTGATTAAACTTTTTGGCTAACTCGGTTGCATTAGCAATTACTACTTCTATTTCTGGGTTCGGTTGGATCATAAATTTATTTATTGTGTATTAAGGATTGAACGTACTAAATCTAACTGCTCTTGCGATAAATTTTGTGGTACTGCTATGGCTAATTCTACATATAAATTACCTCGTTGAGACGAGTTCATTATATATAACCCTTGTTCAGCTAATCGAAATTTCATACCAGGCTGTGCGCCAGCTGGTAATGTTAATTCGAATATTTTGCCATCTAAGCCATCTACAGTAACTTTGCCACCTATTGTTGCTAGTAAGCAGTTTACACTAATCTTGGTGTGTAAGTCAATGCCATTGACAATAAAATTGTCCGCATTATGAACATTTATTTGAACATACAAATCACCTCTTGGAATGGTGTTAAATAGATTATCACCTAACCCTGAATATCTAATACTAGTTCCGTTAGTTATACCACGTGGTATTTTAACTTCAACTGTAGTAGTTTCGCCACTAGTAGTTTTTACCTGTACTGTTTTAGTTTGTTCTTCTAGTGTAGTTACTAACGGAACTGGAATTTCAATACGTAGATCTTTATTACGACGTTGTTGCGGTCTCTGATGAAATTCAAATGGGCTCCCACCAAATCCAAACCCACGGAATATGTCGGCTATATCTGGGTGACTCATATCACCACTGTGGAAATGGAATTGTGTGCCACCACCGCCAAATCCATTTTGTTGCATATCATATTGTTGACGCTTATTAGTGTCACTTAACGTATCGTATGCTGATTGAATTTCTTGGAATTTAGTTTTGTCGCCGCCCTTGTCTGGGTGGTGTTGACTTGCCAGCTTACGATAAGCCTTTTTAATTTCATCAGGTTTGGCGTCTTTGGCAACGCCAAGAATTTCGTAATAAGTCATCTTAGTATTATAAATGAAAAAGCCGGCAGAGTCAAACTACCGGCTTCCAAAATAATTAAAAAATTATTTCTTTTTAGGAGTTGGTTTAGACGGTTTGTCGTCTGCAACCTTACCTGTAGATTCGGCCTTTTTATGCTTCTTGACTTTTTTAGTCTGAGTCGTGGATGGCTTCTTGTCTGCGGCGTATACAGGATTATTCCAAGATAGGAATGAAACACCTGCTACAACGCATAATGCCCAAAATAGTTTTTTCATTTTACTGTCTCCTTAATGTATTATAACATAGGTTGTGAAAACTGTGGCACAACTTTTTGCCCAGAAGCATTAACAGATGGCGTTGACCCAAATGCTGGTGCTGGGCTACCAAAACTTGGTGCTGGTGTGAAACTACTTGCGCTGTTTCCGCCTAGTGGGGTATTTCCAAAACTTGGTGCTGGTGATGGGCTACCAAATCCACTGCTTTGTACTGGCGCTGGAGGTGTGTATGTTGTACCCACTTGTGCGCCACCGTTGTTAGCACCACTTAGTTTTTCTTGTGTGCGACCGTAGGCACTAACACCAATAATAGCACCCATGGCAATGTGGAATAACCCTGCGCCTTGTAGTGTAATTGGTTGCCACTGTACGTTTACAGCACCGTGACCTAGGGTTTGTACAATCGACCATAGGATCGGGAACATAACAAAGTCAAACATACACACTACCATGTACATCCACCCCATCATTGGACGCCACTTTGAGTTCATCCAATCTTCTTTTTTCTTATCGCTGTCGCTCATTGCTGAGTACTCTTCTTTTGTTGGCATTTCTAGCTCCTTTAAATCTTATTATTTTTATGCCCAAGCGGCTATAGTTATCAGGCCGTTGATACATGTGTTTAGTGTTTCTTTAAATCGTAATTGACTCATATCTTCTAAGATAATTAGTTGACTTTGTGCATCACGCATAATTTCAGCTAAGTCTTCTTTTGATAATTGCCCTGCCTTAGCCTGTTCAACAATTTGATTAATATCATTGGCAAACTTACTAAATGTTGGATCACCTGAATTAGCCATAGCGGCCAGTTGTCCTTGTATTTCGTCTAGATTCATCTTGGTCTTTTTCCTAGTACGTGTTGTATTGTTTCTGCACTATGTTCAATGCTTTCAAGTTTTAATTTACAAAATAATGTTGGTACAGATGTGCCTTCTTTATAGCGTGTTCGTAATCCTTGTGCTATTTTATTTAATTCTTTACTAGCATTAACTCCGTTACTGTTAGTGGGAATCTGTTCTTCATAAAATTGAAACAATTGAGTCTTATCAGCAATTAGGATAGCATTAGCTTCGGCCATCATCTTGTTATCACATTGTTGTTTATAGATATAAGCATCAGTGCGAATTTCTGTAATAATACGATACTCGTTTGGATCAAACCCAGTCATCATATACGCATCATACACCGCACATCCATTCAATGATAATATGGCTAATAACACTATTAGTTTTTTCATTTCTGTGCTTCCTCAAAAATGGTCTTTTGTACGTTGTACCATTGTTGCCATGCTTCTAACTTGTCCTTGAGGATATAATAAGATCCGTAGTTAGCATTAACGTTCTCTAATAGATCCGTTAAAGTTTTCTTGTCTGCAGGTAAAGGAGCTAGGTCACTTACCGGCGCTTTTAGCTCTTCCGGGACTGCCGGCCAACGCATTTTTACTTGCGTTGTTGTAGAGCATCCAAGCATCATCAGACAACTTACACTCAGCGTTAATAATATCACGCTTCGCTTCAATGTCGCGATTGTTGGCATCTGCTTTCTCCTTAATTATTTGAATTTCTGTTACAATTTTTTCTTTAATTACTGTATTAACTTTTGCCGATTTAGCTTCTGCGGCTTCTACCTTGGCGTTGGCTTCTTTGATCTGTTCTTGCCAAATAGCACTAACACCTTCGCCACCATACATAAACACTCCGCCTAGTAACATAACAGCACCAAGTACTTTAACTAACATTCCGTAAGGTTTAAACTGTGGCCATGCAGTAATAAGTCCACTGAGATAATATAATGCTGTACCAGCACCTGCTATAGCTAACCAAGCCCAAGCGGGCATTAGTAATATAGCGTGTTCAATTAGCCATCCAAACATTACGCTACCCCAAATACTTGCAATGCGTGATGGTAATGTTTCTGTCGATCTTCTAATCCAATGGTTCCACCGTTAATACGTTTAGTCATTGTTAAAATATCGCCGCTGTCTGCGTACTGGTTTAAGTTGTTGGCTTCCCAGAACCAAGCGGCCGATTGTACACAACCTTCAAAGGTCTGTAAGAACTCGGTTACTTGTTCCACTGGTGTCTCAATGCTTTCGGCAAACTTACTGTAGTTTTGCTTGCCAGTTAATTGAATAAGGCCGCGTCCGCAATAACGGAAACCGTCACCTGATTCTTCTGGACCATTACCCATACGATTAGCATAAACACGATTGGCAATGGCTTCTTGCTTATTAGGTTTATTTGCGTACTCTTCGGCTAAAGCATCTGTTGGGAAATACTTAGGAAATACCTTGCGTAGTGTTACTGCACGGTAGTTTAAATTTTCTTGGATGGCGTTAAATCCGCCACTTTCGTGAGCGCACTGAGCCAAGAAAGCCGCGCAACGCTGTGGTGTGTCGATTTCGTAATCGGGCAGTATTGTACTCAATGCTTCAAACCAATGCTCAACGTGAGCGTTTTGTGGAATGATTTGTTGTAACTGATCTTGTGTAAAATTAAATTGAAAGCCCATTTAGCTAACTCCTTACTTGATGTAAGTATTTAGCACTTTTTGGGTATTTAGATTGTTACAGATTAAATTATGGTTTTCAAGGAATAAAACCCAGGTTGATAGTTGTTCTTGAGTTAAATGTTTGTAGGCTCGTCTGTGTATACTTGCTGTTATAGTATGGTGCTGGTTTATAGCCTGTGTAAAAGTATCAAATTTGTCTACTTGCCAGTCAGCTAGATTGGCAACGCATATATAGATGCGATCAACATTATAGATAGCATCTAAACAGCTATACTTCTTCAAGATAAAACCAGCATACAATACAAACTCTGTTACCAATGTTGGATTAATTTGTGCCTGTTGAAAGAACGTGATAAAGTCAGGAATGCCAGCAATCATTTCACGCACATCTTCGCTATGGAATACATAAGGAACACCACTAGGTCCTAATACCTGGTCTATACTAATACCATAGTAATTTTCTACAAATTGTCTTGCAGGTTCAAAATGTGGCGATAAGTGCATACGGCCCACATTAGGCCTACCTTGTGTGTCGAATAATGCCGATTCTTGAGTATCTAAGGGTTTGATAAGCCACGTTTTAGCGTCAAATACTATGCTCCACTTAGTCTGAGACTGTGCGGCACACAATAACTTTAATAACTGTTGATCATCCCATCCATTATTGCCGGGAGTGAACTTGTATTCGCTACGCAGTTTAATTGATACACAGTTTGAGTATTTGCCCCACCAAGCAGGGTCAATTGAGTCCGCAACACTATCATCGTCGTTGACAACAACAACTATTTGGTCAACATCTTTGGGGTTTAGGTATTGATCAAAACTACGTGCTTGTATTTCCAGGAGAGGCAATTCGTCCTGGAAAACAACAGTAATAAAGTCTAACATTGGAATTAACGAATAATGCCGGCCAAGCTACGTAAGCTCTCTGTATAATCGTTTTTGGGAGCCTTGGTAGTAACATCAACACCCGCGGCAGTTTTTAGTTTGTCTAAGGATTCTTGACCATATGCTCGTTCGTAAGCGTCTGGAGTCAACGGAATTAGTTTTTGTAATGCTTCTAAACTTAGTTGAGTTTCTTTGTGTGCTTTGTAATAGCGTACACGCCAATCTTCTGTTTCACCAGCAGTTAAATTCATAAGGTCGTCCATTAACCTCATAATATTGTCAGCGGATTCCGGAGTACGATCTAGTTCAACAAATACAATATAGTCGCCGTCGTCCATTTCACCTGCGCTTACATCTGCGTCAATGACCCAATCGTAGCCCTTTTCAATAAAAGACACTAGATCGCCGGCTGGTTCTTTGTTGTCTACTTTGAAGCTAAGAACTATAACATCACAATCGTCGCCGAGTTTACTTTTAAATTCATCAACGTGTAACTCTGTGTGAATTAAACGTTTTAGATTGCCAGCTTCTAGGCCTTCAAATAAATTAGACATTTTGTTGTTCCTCAGGTCCACCTGCGTCTGTAGCCGTCATTTCGTTTCCTAGGTCAACAGCATCATTGTCGGCACCTGTTTCGTATGCAGTATCAATGTCTTCCAGGTCAACTGTGCCTGATTCTAATTCTAGGGCACCTTGTTGGATGTCTTGCATTAGTTTCTTTGGCATAACAATTTCAACTAACCAGATGGGACTTTTAATCAGCTTAGGCACCTTGGTACCTGGCTTGTAGTCCATTGGGGTTTTAACTTTCATTGGATGTTCAAAGAAGTCTTTCTTAAAGCTAACATCACAATCGTATTCTGATAAACGCTCTGCACCACGTGGGTCAGGCATCTTTTTGTAGGGCCACATAAATGTACATTTTATAAAGTACTTTTCGTATATAGGACCTTCAACTAGCTCACCGTTTTTCCAGTTTGCAAAAGCGTATAAGTCAAGTTCATCTAATACACGCTCAAAGTCTAATAGACTGCTCACAGCGGAGTCAGTCATAAAGATCTCTTTTGTGTTGTCTAATAGGTCTCTGATATTTGCTGGCATAGTATACTTATTTATCAAGTTTACTCACTAGCCCGTGCATTGATTTTGATTAATTTTTTGTTGATAACAGTAGGCACAGTCGACTTGGGTATGTAATCCCTATTCATTATTCTGGGATTTTGTGTAGTCAATTCGTCACCGATATAATAGAATGGTGTAGTATTTGATGCCAAGCCCACCGGAATACCAAGTTGATACTGTAAATACTTTGGATCAATTTTATCTAGTAGTAGCTGTAGACCTGCTTGCCAAGCACCAAACAGCTGAGTTCCTTCTAAGTTAACATGGAACCAATGATCCATTTCGTTATAAAAACTGTTGGTTGGTTTTGCAGTCTGCCAAGTTTCTAAATCATAATCTGGGTAGATAATACTTTTAGAAATATGCTCGTATGCTGTGCGTTTTGCTGGGTCGTTGTTGGGCCAATAGGCCAAATGTTTTAGGTGCTGATTCTGTGGTATCTCAAACCAGGTTCTAATCATGTGTGCTTGTTTTAGCACCAGCTCGGGTAGGTCAGGAGTCCAATAGAATAACTCAGTTGTTATGTTATTGTGGTCACCTATAACCGGATTGGGATGGTTTGCTTGCAGGTCAGTAAAATACAAATACCACTTGCCGTTGATGATAGTAAGTTTGGGTTTGTCAATTCCGTACAAAGCGCAGATCTTCTTGCCCGAGTCTGCTAACGCACGATGCTCGGCGGTACTAAAGTTATTGTGTTTAATTCCGTGCCCGGGTTGAAACCAATCGCGAGTAGTAAACACCCACGATTCATCAGTCATATAGTTACTGTTTAATACATCATCAGAGTAGTCTTGTACTGTAGTTTTAACATTGGGAAAATTTGTGTTAATCCATTTAAACAGTGGCTCTGCGGCAAACTGACGTTCACTTAGAGTATTCTCTGGTTTGGTATTAAATGGATCGTTAGTTACGTCTTTGTCTAACTGTTCAGGGTATCGGAATACAACTTCATCTAAGTGTATACCATTAAGTAGAAAACTAAAGATAGCAGTAGTTGAATCACCACCACCTGACGCTTCTATTCTAATCCAGTCATATTGTTCACGTAATTGTTGAGCACGTAAACGATACAGTTCTCTGATGTTTGTCTCGGGCTCTTGAGCCCAGGTACATTTGGCAAACTCAGCATTGTTAAAATGCCAAACTGGTTCCAGGCCTATTTCTGTTGCATGTATATAGGCCTGAGGTTTGGAATAAAATATTCGATCCCCAACTCGGTAATAACCAAGTTTGGGGTTTTGCTCAATTCCGTGCATTATTTCAATGTAATTGTTGAAGTAATTTTCTTCCAACGAGAATTCTGTACATTAAACCAAGGCTGTATTTGATCATCCGGCATTTGATTTAATGGTGAGCAATGATCGGTTTTGTATGCATCTCGCACAGATTGGCTGAGCCCAGCCTTAACAAAAATAGCACGTAGTTCCTTAAATTGTGAATCTGGCATAGTATTAGGAACTACTAAATGTGCTGGTGCATTCATATAAGTTAATGTTTTATCAAATCCTTGACTAATAAAGGTAGGCGCATTTAATACTGGGGTATCTCCAGTAACACCTAGCATATACAAACGACCGTGGGTTGAATCTTTAAGATACTGTTCACTATCGCCTACAAAATTTACACTAAAATCAATTTGTCCACTGAGTGCGCCAATTACAGCTTCGTTTGTACTCTTAAATGGCACAATAGTAATGTTAGGATATTTTTTTACAATCTCTGTAGCTACTAAGTGTGTAGTAATACCTAATCCACTTACACCAACTGTTAGTGGTCGATCTGTGGGAACTTCTTTAAAAGATTTATATTTATTAGATACCATTGCTAGCGGAGCATCGCACGATGGCATTAGTTCACGAAAATTTTCTACTTTATGACTTTCATTTGGAAAGAAATTTGGACGAATCCAAAATGCTGAGCTAGTTGCTAAAACTGTATTTGGGGTTTTTTCAACATACATTGATGCAATTGCCGCACCTGCACCCGGCTTAACATCAAAAATAAAATTATATTTTTTTTGAATTTTATTAGATTCGGCCGCTAGTGTTCTGTGAAAGTTGGCTGCGGCATCGGCGGCACTCCAACCATAATAAATTGTTACGTTTTGTTGTGCCTGAACCAGACCGGCAAAGGCAAATAATAATACTGCTAATACTTTTTTCATTAAAAATCTCCAATAGGTTGTTAATTGTACGATGTATATCGTGTAGTGTCAAATAAATTTATTGGCTTGGTAGCGAGTGCTACTTACGGGATAATGGCGTTATAGGCATAACATGCTAGTAAAAGGGTTTCACTACCCTAGGCGTCAATGTTTAAGTCCGACGTCGGCTAATCCGGCGTTGCTAAATTTATTTATCTTAGTCCCACTTGCGATCAGAAATTTCCATAGAATAATGCTTAGTTACAGTCGATTTAACAACATCACCAATATAATAAAACGGACTAAGAAATCCAACAAAGCCGACTGCTCTGTTTACTTCCCAATTAAAATACTTACGATCAATGTTATTACCTACAAACTCTAAGCCAGCTTGCCAGCTACGATATAACTTGTGATCTTGAAACTTTTCATAAAACCAGTGATCCATTTCACTATAGAAATTGCTACCGGGCTTGTTGACCTGAAATGTCATGGGATCGTAGTCAAGATAAATTAGCGGCTTGATTAAGTTTTCGTATGCGGTGCGCTGAGCTACCGAGTGATTGGGCCACCGTGCCAACGATTGCAAATGTCTATTCTCTGGCAAGTTAAACCAGTTGCGTACCACATGTGCCTGCTTGATACCAATTTCAGGCAAATCTGGAGTCCAAAAGAAATACTCGTTGGTAATGTTATCATAATCTCCCACATCGGGATTGGCATAATTGGCCTGGAAATCAATAAAATACAAATACCAACGATCGTCTTTGATACATAACTTGGGCTTGTCAATGCCATATAACACACAAATACGTTTGCCTTTGTCGGCCAATATGCGCTGGTCAATTGTTTTATAGTTGGGAAACTTGGTAACATGCCCAGGTTGTAAAAACTCTTTGGCACTATATACCCACGATTCATCACGATCTTCATCTACCAACATATCTGCCGAGTAGTCGTGAATGGTAATTTTAGTCTTGGGGTAATTTGTTGTAATCCAGTTAAGCAAGGGGCGAGCGGCGTACTCGTACTCGCTAAGGGTATTTTCGCATTTGGTATCCATTGAGTTTAACGGAACAGTTTCACTGCCGCTTTTGGGATAGCGGAATATAATTTCATCTAGGTGTATGTTGTTGAGTAAAAAACTAAAGATAACAGTTGTGCTGTCGCCACCACCGCTTACTTCTGCTCTGATATAGTCATAACAATCTCTCAGTTGTTGAGCTCTAAGTCGATATAAATCTCTAAGATTAGTCTCCGGCTCAACAAGCCAATCTTGTTGAGCATACACGTTGTTGTTAAAATCCCAGGTAGGGAATTGGTTGGTTTGAGTGCCAGCCATGAGAGCTTGTACTTTACTATAATAGACATCGTCGCCTACCCGGTAGAAACCCAATTTGGGATTTTGTTCAATGGTAACGTGATTGAATTTTTGCATTGTTTAGATTATAACAGATAGAACTAGTAGTGTCAATAAATATTTGATCATGATAAATCAAGACTTACTTAATACTTATTTTTCTACCACATGGCGAGAAAAGAACGAAACCATTGATAGATTCCAATTTAGCGGATTCAACTTGATTGATCGAATTCAGTTGGGAGAACGGGTGCTTGACGTTGGGTGCGGTCTAAATCAGTTTACCAGTAATATACCCAACCTAATAGGCATAGATCCGGCTTTCCCCGAAGCAGACTTTCAAACAACATTGGAAGACTATGCTCGATCAAACACAATGATACGTTTTAATGCAGTATTCTGTCTTGAATCAATCAACTTTGGCACAAGTGAAGACATTGAACGTCAAATTGGCCTAATTGTTCAATTGATCAGACGCAAGAGTCAAAGTAGAATATATTGGAGATCAAGTACTCACCCATTTGACAGTATTGAAGTATATCCTTGGACATTTGATGAACATGTTAGACTGGCTACGTTGTTTAACTTTGAAATAACTGAAATGGAATGGGATTTAAATGACACTATATTTGCCGAGTGGGTGTATCGAAATTAGCGCACAGTCAAATACTTATGACAGTTTACAAAAGATAAACACTCAGTTTTTGGTCTGATGTAAAAGACCTAAATATTTGTGTAGTACAAGGGAGTACAACACAAACGTTTATCAAGGAGGACATATTGTCTAAACGTAAAAATAACCGAGCAGAAGCATTAGTAGTAAATGGTCACAACAGCACATACAACAGCACAAATTTTAAAAGCAACAATACAATAAGATTAGAATTATATCAAAAACCACAGGCACAACAACAGCGTCAAATAACACTACTCCCAAAAAGTGTAACACAAGAAACATATATTGATCTATTAACTGATCCAGCAAAACTTATAGTATTTGCTACGGGTCCAGCGGGCACAGGCAAGACCATGCTCGCGGTATTAGCCGCGCTAAAAGCATATAGAGCGGGGCAGATTGATCGTATTGTAGTCACAAGACCAGCAGTAGGAGTCGATGATGAAGAACACGGGTTTTTACCAGGAGACTTAAATGAAAAAATGGCTCCTTGGACTAGACCTATATTTGACGTCATTGGCGAATATTACCGACAGTCTGAAATCGCAAAAATGCTAGATGACAATACAATAGAGATCTCTCCCCTAGCATATATGAGAGGTAGAACATTTAAAAACTCGTGGATTATTGCAGATGAAATGCAAAACGCGACACCATCACAAATGAAAATGTTACTCACGCGATTAGGCGAAGGCAGTAAAATGGTTGTAACCGGCGATACCCGTCAAGCAGACCGCAAGGAAAACGACAACGGATTGTTGGATTTCAAACGCTTGGTTGATGATTACAGTCGTTGCAAATATGTATCGGGAATCGAGTTTGATCACCGTGATATACAACGCCACCCTGCTGTACTTGAAATTCTTAAAATATACAAGGAAGTTTAAGGTATTTTTGGCATTTGACTACGGTCAAGCATAAATATGTTTAAATCCTCAGGAGATACAAATATGTCTGACCGTAGAAAAATACGTTGGTTAATTGCACACTTTCCCGTACACTTATTCCAACGCACCGCAGAAGCCTTTACTCAAGAACTAGAAGCATTGCTTCCGGGTCAATTTGAAGTAGAAATTCACACCATTGATTCATACGTTGATCAATACCAAAAATTAGAAGCTCTGCGTCTTAAAAAGCCAAGCATTCCTGGTCTAGAAGATAGTACTAGTGAACACACAGTTGGCCATATTAGCGATATGCAGGAAAAATGGACAACATTCTTTGATGCGTTACGTGCTGGCGATTTTGAAATGAGCCAAACTCAAGTATTCACAGTTGCTGAACAATTAAAGAACAAAGACTTTGCCGCATTAGACTTACCATTCTTGTTTGACAGTCACGATCACGTTAGTCGTGTATTAGATGGCGAAATTGGTCAAGAAATGTGTAACAAGTTGGCCGAGATTAGTGATGTACGTGGTCTAGCATTTACATACTCGGGTGGTTATCGTATCATTGGTAACACAACAGGTATTAAGAGTTTAGACGAACTTGCTGAAAACGAATTAATTGTTTCCAGTGAGCCAAGTAAAGTATTGTTTAACGAATTAGGTACAACTACATTAAACAAAGCCAGCATTGATGTTGCAAGTTTAGCTGATAGCGGTGCAAAAGGCACAGCAGTTGAAACAACATACATTCGCTTTACAGGTAAGCATGTTCTAAAAACAAATCACAGCATGTTCTTAACTACTATCTTGACAGGTACTAAGTTTTGGAATACATTAACCACAGAACAGCAAGAAGCATTTGCTACTGCGGCTAAACGTGTTGCTAAGATTGAACGTCAGTGGTCAGTTGACGATGCCGCACAATACGAGCGCAATGCTGTAGCCAATGGTGTGACAATAGTTGATTTGAGTGATGCAGACCGTGAGCGTTTGGCTAAGAAAGCTAAACTAAGCTATCGCCATGTAGAACAAATGGGTATCGATATGAACTTGGTTAAGCGTATTATTGAACGTCGTAAAGACTAAACAACATCGCCAACATAGTAAAGGGGTGAGAAGAAAACCTTCAAGCCCTTCTTATCAGTTGTAACTTGTAAAGATTTATCAACAGTATTTTCCACATAGTCTACCCCTGCTTGCCAATTGCGGCCAGCGGGGGTATTCTTGAATTGTTCAGTAAACCAATAGTCTAGTTCACTGTACCAATCGTTAGTCGGTTTCTTTGTTTGAAATGAGTTTTGCTCATCCCATGTGGTATAAACTATACTTCTCATCAGAGTTTCTTGTGCGGCTCTAAAGTTTTCAACCTGGCTAGGTTTCCAAATCAATTGGTATTGTTTATTGGTGTTCAAATGCTTGAGCATAGTATGTCCTTGTTTGGCCAACATAGCGCATGATTCAGGCGCCCAATAAAAGTACTCAACCGTGGTGTTATCGTATTCGCTGGTGTAGATACTGCTGGGAATAATGTTTGCAGTTTTATCCCGCAAACGCAGATACATCTTATTGTCAACAATAAGACTCAGGGGTTTATCAACACCCACTATAAATCCAATTGAATGTTGTTTGTCTATACGCAAACGAATATCTTTAATTTGTAACGGATTATAACGTTGTGTGGCCGCAGGGTTCAAGGGTTCAACATGATCGGTTACCCACGTTGGGTCTTTGGCCTTATTAAAATACGTATAAATTTGTTTACCACAATCGTATAATGTGACCTTGGTCGTGGGCATATGATCATAGATCCATTGCAGGCGTTCTTTGGTATGTAGCTCGTACTCGGCGTTTTGATTCCATGCATCGTTGACTAACGAATCAATGATAGTAAATTTCTTACTAGCTTCAAACACCCAGTTACTAATTATTTCATCAATATGCAGTCCTTGTCGATAAAATGACATTAAGATATTGTGACTGTCAGAACCGCCAGAGTAGCTTAACACAACATAATTGTACTTTTCTCTAATTTCTCTAGCACGGCGATCGTAAAGCGCATCTAGTGTTTCTTCTGGCTCTTTACTAAAATCGTAATTGGAAAATACGTCATGGTTGAAAACCCATGACATGGGCTTGTTTACCTTAGTGGCATATATTGCACAATTGATCTTAGAATTAAATTCTTGACCATCGCATACGTAGTAACCGAGTTTTTTATTCATTATTGTAGTGGCTTAACTTTTGCGGCCTGTTCACGCCAAAACTTAATTTGCTGACCAAACCAAGCCGTTGTTTGAGGCCATGTAAAGTCTGCTGGTGTTGAAAACTCTCTAGCATATCCAGCTTGTACATCTGGGGCTCGATTTGCTACACGTAGTAGTTCGTGTAATTCTCGAACTTTTTCTGCAGGCATTTCGGTACTAGCAACAACGGCAGTATTAGTACTTACGTTTTCAAATCCTTTGATGCCTTGACTTGCTAATGTAGGGAATCCTTTGACACTACGAGTTCCAGTTAGTCCTAGCACACTTGTGGTATTTGATTCAACAGCACCTTCAATTTCGGCCAACCAGTTCCACCCGGTGTCAATGTGTTTTCCCTGTACATCTCTAACAGCATCTACTAGACTAACATAGTTAATAATACGAACACCAGAGTAGTGTTCTCCCAAGATACTGCCCATTAAGTTACTATGACTACCGTACCCACTGATTGATGTTGTTATGTCTTGATCCTTTTTCAATACTTTAATACTATTAAACTTAGAACTAAAGAACGCAACAGGTGCGCCAAGGGTTTGAACTAATACCGGCTGAAAACTTTCTGCCGCATAGCCAGTTTCTTTATCAAAGTTTGGTCTAATAAAGAAAGTACTAGTACCGCCTAACAATGTATTTTTAGGGTTATCTAAAATATACTTTGCGGCAACAGCGCCGCCGGCACCCGGTTTAGTTTCAAAAATAAATTCGTACTTGGTTTGATTTCGATTAAGATCTGCTACCATGGCACGATAAAAGTTTGCTTGGTTTGCGGCTGGACTAAAACCCCATACCAAAGTAATTTTTTCTGCGGCTATAGCCGACACTGAAACGGCCATAAGTGCGGCCAACACTATTTTTTTAAACATTTTATATTCCTATTTGAAGTTTCTTACATTGAACTTTGGATCAGTTCGATCTGTTCTAAGTCCAGTTACTTGTAAAGTTATGCGGCTATGTTCACTTGCATTGGCTGTAGCGTGTGGCACGTTAGGCCAATCATGCATATGAATTTCACCGGCTCGCCATTGTTGATATACTGTATTGCCGTATATCATAAACTGTCCTGGGTGCCAATCTTCTAACATTACTGTGGCACGGACAATATCTAGTGGATCGTAACCGTAATCGCCTGCATCAGGATTACCGTTACCATCTTTGTAAAACAATCGTTGTATTGGGTCAATATGTGCTGTAAACATCTGCCCTGTTTTTTGTACATGACAACGGGCATGGGTTACACTAAAATGAAAACTATCAATAACCTTTTGCAACTCAGGAAAGTCAGCAAAGTTATCAAATACATCGGTCATTTCAATACGATCTAAATCGCCGCCGCCTTTGGCAATATCACTACGACGCTTATCAATACCAAGTACAACTTGTTTAGCACCACCTGTATAAGTGATGTTGTTCCATGTAGCAGAAAAACTGCGCTCACGTATAGTGGGCAAATATTCAGCCCATGTTACGGGAATACTACCTAATACCATAACCGTTGAGTTTGGATGATCTTGTCGAAAGTTGTCAAAATGGTATGAGCTTTTGGTCTTAGACCATTCCCATACGCTGTCGTATTCTGATAAAGGTTTATTCATTGGATTGTACAAGTTAGCACTAGTATATAACAACTAGTGCCAACTTGTCAAGAGGTTTGAACTACAATATTACTTCTTACTTTGAGTTAATTGATCTAATAGACCAGAACTAAAGTAAGTATTAAACTTAGTATATAAGCCTTGTGTTGCTGAAACAAACTTGGCTTTTTCTGCTGACATCATACGCACAGTAGGAATACCCAAGTCAGCCGCACGTTTTTGGATTACTACGTTGTCTGCTAAACTATGATCACGTTCAATTTGAGCGGCTCTCATTGCGGCACGAGCAAAAATACCCTGTACCTTTTCGCCCAATGATAACCAAGTTGGTTGGTTAATGATCAAGCTGGTTAGGAACAAGCTATGTTCGTTGTCATTGATGTGCGAAGTTTGTTTGTCGTGACCTAAAACAAAGAAACGTGTGTACGTTGTTTCACCGCCGTCGACTTGACCATTTTGTAGGCTAGCTTCTAAGTCTTCGATAAACATTGGAACTGGTGTAGAGCCAACTGCTTTAAATGTTTCAACTGCAACTGGGTTGTTACCGCAACCAATGTTCATGCTAGCAAAATCGCCGATTGTTTCAATTGCTTTATTACTTGGAACGATACGGAAACCACCTGAGTATGTAAATGCTAGTCCACGGATGTTGCTGTTATCTGCAACCTTGGCTAACATGTGTTGGCCAACATCACCGTCAATGACCCGACGTGCTTGTTCATCACTGTTGAACAAGAAAGGCATTGTTAGTGCGTACATGTCTTTGTCAATACGACCCAATGTACTTGCGTAAACTGTAGCCATATCAATGATACCAGTGTCAACTAAACCAATGACACGTTCACGATCTGTGGTGTGCTCTGTCAAGTTATCCTTGGCAATAGCATTCCATTCAGTTAAATCTAGAACATTAATTGTATATTGACCGTTTGTTTCGGTATTGATTTCATCTGCGAAGCTCTTAGCGGCTTCAATAAAAACGTGGTATGGCTCGTGGGCTAATACCCAGTTTAAAATGTATTTCTGCATGGTTTCTCCTGATTGTATACAAGCTGATATAGTTATTTATCAGGGCTTAGTCAGAATAGTGTAAACTTCTTCCCAGTTCTTAACAGTTTGAACGTCTTTATGAAAGTGATGCATATTATGACCATGTTCCATTAACAGGGCATTTAATCCTAGCTTTGCACCAAGTTCGGCATTTTCTACTTTATCCTCAATCCAATAACAACCTGTATCCCGGTAGGGAAACAATGCCGCATCTTTAGGAGCACCAGTATCTAAGCAAACAATCTTTTGAAATGCAGTTTCGCCAAACAACTTATGTAAATTCATTTCACGTAATCGCATTGCGTTAGGATCTGTACTAACACTGGTAATACAATGGAATACGTACCCATGTTCCTTGTGTAACTTGCTTACATAATGCATGGCATCACGTAGCGGAGGAAGGAATCCAATTGCGGCACTTTCGTTAAACAGTTTAATAAGACGTGTTACTTGTTCTCGTGATATGCCGTATCTAATAGACATATCATAGTTTAATCCACCACCTGGGATTAGTTCAAATCCGTGCTGTTCCATCCATACTTCAAACGCATATTCCCAGTTAAGTAATACTCCATCTGCATCAACTAAGATGACTGATTCTTTCATTTATTTTCCCTTGTTAGTTCACACACTAACATAAAATGATCGTATGCCATACGCACACTTTCATGTTTTAATAATTTATCTGCTTCTGCTTGCATAGCTTTAACACCCGCTTCTGCACAATCACGTATACTAAGCCCACGCAATGTACACAGTTCACTACCAAATGCTTTGGCCAACGCTTCCCAGGCCTTTTTTTGCTCGGGTGTTATTGGTGTACTTGGCGGACGTAACTCTGCGGCTGTTTGAATAGACTTACAGATAGCATCCTCTGCTACACGGCTTGCGGCAATCATCGGTGCATACGCAGGATCAACATTGTACCTACGACTAGCACCACCCGGATATACACTTAACAAGTGGTCGCCTTTGGGTAGTGCATCCATCAAGTCATTATCATATTCTGATACAGGTACATACCTACGACCAACTTTTTTGTAAAACAACTGCTTCATATGACCTTAACATAATTCAATGTGGTGACACGAGCATTACCGCGGAACTTGTCTTCGTTGTGGGCCTTGATACGACCACTGATTTTCCCCACTTCACAAATCTTGTCTGCTACCTTGGCCCAATAAAAAATTAAATTGTCATTGCTGTCGTACCCGTAAACTGCCCAACAGTCCATGCTCTTGATATAACGCTTTTCTATCATGGTAAAGTCGGTGACAATCTTATCGCCAACTTTGCCAATGTAACGGCTACTGTGCTCGTAACGAGCACTTACTTCCCGAACATGATCTTTTTTCTGATACTGGTCAGCTACGTGAGGTGCCCATGCAATAATACCAATGTCTTTGTTTGTTACTTCTAGATTGGTTACCAATTCGGTCATTTGACTTAAAAAGCTATCAACTTTATTTTGAAGGCTTTGCATAATCACCGTTTGTTGCAGGTACTGTATAATACCTTCGGCTTGTTTAACATGGATTTCATTGACTAAGAATGGACCTTTTTGACCGGCAAGGCAATCGGTGATAAGTTGACGGTTGGAAAGAATTTTTACACCATTTTCGTCGGTGAACGAATCACGCACGATTCTAGAGCCGCTGTATTCGTACACGGCAATAGCAGTAGCTACGACATTAATTGTTGGGTACTTGATTTTTTTCAATGTGTTCACCTGTTTTCCGAGTTCATGCTATATTATAGCATAAATGGATTTAATGGTCAACTCTTGAGTTTATGGGTTACAAATGCGTGTAATTGGTTAAGATAAGCGGTTTGGTTGATCATTTTAGACTCTAATTCGTCAACTCTACGCTTCAATTGATAGTTTTCTTGTTGAACTTGCTCTAGTGTACCTGTAGCATCTTTAAGACGTTTTTCATGGTTGAGTAGATTGGGACGTGGTGGTGCATTGGGATCCACAGCCCGTTTTTTCTTGGTGCGATACATATCAAACATGCTCATAATAGATATTTATCGTTTGGTACAGACGGGAATTTTATAGCAACAACATCAGTGGGTTCAAGGTAACTGCTACGATAATGGTCGCCGGGTTCAAGGTAACAAATATCACCGACCCCAAACTCCACATCGTTAACAATCATGCGCCCACGAACTACCAATTGTATTTCTGTTACAACTCGATGATAGTGTGGGGCAAGATCGTACTCTTGGCTGTTGGGTTGCCAGCATACTTCAAAATCTCGTGTACGGTGTACAGCTTCCGGGAAGTCGCCTACAAACCAACCTCGGGCACCACTATCACTCAGCTTTAGTTTCTTCAACTTTGGCTTCCTCTACAGCGGGTTCTTCCTTGGGAATAAATTGTTCAAGATAGGTCATATCTAATTGTGCCATTACATTAATTATGTATTTGGGATATGCTTCTAGGAAATACTTAAACATATCATCAAATGTTTTTTGTGTACCAAACTTGTTGTATACAACGGTCTTGGTATTGAGGTTTAGAATAACACCTGCATACTGACGATCCTTGCCGGACAAGCCTTTGGTGAATTCAATACGTTCATCATATTGATAATTGTCAGGATTCTTATTCCACCCAGCTTTTTGTGTTTGAACTCCGTGTCGTGGTTTCATTACATAAAATGCAAGTAGGTGTATGTCTTTGATTTTCATTAGTGTCCTATTTGTGTTAGATCTATCAAGGTTGCTGAGATATTAATTTCTTGGTCGGCTACTAATGGTATGTTGATATAGCCTTTACGAATTGCCTGGATTGCTTCGTCTTGCCCTTCTGGGGTATTGGACCAAAGATCCAAATTGTCATAAAACCAACGGAACATATCTTCCATATCTTCCACAGTGGCTTGTTGGCATATAACAGCTCGGCCTTCGCGGATCTTACCAGTTTTAAACAATGCCACAGCTTCAAGTTTCCAATCCTTAACACCCTTGTCATTTTCACCGGGTGTGTTAAGTTTATTGTCAATGCTGTTTGCTTGTAATAGATTTAAACATTTACGTAAATCGGGATAGGTTGCTTTGACATAACTGTCTAGAGTATCTAGATCAAACTCTACGTTTTCTGTAACCAGTATAGTCGCCGCACGAGCAGTAAATTCTGTTACATCACTTTTATCAATGTGGAAGGTCTTACACCGACTATGCATAGCTGGCATAATTTTACGTGGAATGTTGCAAGTTAAAATAAAACGTGCAGATTCTGAATATGTTTCCATCAAGCCACGCATGATTGCCTGTGCGTTGTGCGACAAGTAATCTGCTTCATCCATTAGCACTACTTTAAACGGACCAAACGGCATGGTACTTACAAAGCCCTCAACACGTTGTTTAATAAAGTCTACACCATTGTCTCGACTTGCGTTAATGTGTAACACATCATATTCTTGCACATTTAATTCATTGATGAGAACTTTAGCAAGTGTAGTTTTACCAGTGCCCGGACTACCGCTTAGTAATATGTGCGGAATACTACCGGCTTTGACCCATGACTCGACTTGATCTCTTTGACTTTGATCAGTGAATACATAATCGCCGATTACTTTAGGGCGATACTTTTCAGTCCATAATTCTATCATTCTTTTACCTGTTTAATAATATTAGTTGTTATTATATTAGCTTTGTCGTCATCAAGCGAGTACAAATGTAACCGATCTGCCACATTACGGATATCATCGTGGAGATTGCCCTCGCCAATTTCCTGTTTAATTAAACGAGCAATTTCATGTAAAGCAATCACTGCGTCAATTAATTTAAGATTTCTCATTTGGACCTTTTGAAGATTTTGATTAGATTGTAAAGACGAGATTTGTAACCATCTGCTAAAATATTATCTAATAGACTTGGTACATGCGGACACCGACCCTGGTTCCAGTCGCAATGCGATACTTCTGAAATTGTTTTTAAGCAAAGACTACATTTTGGTGATTTGGTAATTCTTGCTACCGTTTGAGTAGCTGTATCAGTCGGTCTTGTTCCCATTGCTCTTCTCCGTGAAATGTTGGTAACTGTAAATATACATCGTCTAGCCAACATTTTAGCATATAAAGATCTCTTTTGCAATAGGAAGCGGTAAAACCGTCGTTGTGTGGGCTGGCTATTTCTACCAAACTACGTTGAATAATCAATTGAGCCTGGTCTAAATCTGGTTTGGCAAATCCCATTGTTTACCAACGATCTTTGGCATCAATCTGTGTGGCACCACTTAAACTATCATCACTTGGCTCGTGGTCTGATACTAGTAGGATATCATCTGGATCGATTCGACGAATAACTACTTCGCCGTTTGTATCTTCAATTTTGACGCCACGAGTCCAACGCCCGTGTGCTACCAGGACCCATTGGCCAACAGTGATATCTTGTTGTTTTGGGCCAGTTGCATATACTTGTGCCCAACGCGGACGTATGCCGGCACCTCTACCGTCATCGTTTAACAGATATATACCACTGCTTAATTTTCGTTCTTTGAAATTCATATCTGCCACTAACACATGATTGTTTAGTGTGCGTAGACTATCTACTCGGATTGGTTTAAACATAATTAAATCCTGCTAGGCCCTTTTTGTTTTCGTGGATCACTGAGCGGTTCTTGCGTAACTGCTACTGGTTTAGCAACACTACCGGCTAAACTACCACGTGCTGGTGGAACAACCGGTGTTTCTGACATAACAGATTCTGGGTTGCCTGTAACAGATAAATTATTGGCTAAATCGTGCAATTCTTTTGCTTTGTTTGCTTCTTGCATCGATTGTTGTTCTGCACGGATTGAAGGATTATTTGGACTGTACATTCCTTGCGGGACTGCATATACCTGATCCATAAGTTCGTTACGGCCTTGGGCAATTTCGCCGCCTGCACCAATAAGGTCACCACGTGCATTTACTCGCATGTTACCAACTGCGGTGGCGGTTTCATTGGACAGTTTTACCTTGTCCATATCAATCGATTTACCACGTGCTGTTTTATATATTCTTGCCATTATAATTCTCCTTGTATGCTATTTATAAACTGGGTAGTTTACTTTAAAAATTCTTCAATCGGAAGATCATAGTATAAACTATTGATCTTGTGTACCCCTATTAGATATAGGATATAACTTGCTGTACTTGATCCACGTCCTAAACCCCATGTCACATTGTTATTACGCATGGTGTCTACAAAATACTTTAGGTATCGTAGTAGATTAAACAACTCACGTTCTTGATACAGTAATAATTCTTGGCCCACTCGTTGCAATTCTGATTCTGTGGTACATAATCCAAGTACATGTTTGGCAATATCTAAAGTTTTATACTCTTCTGGCATGTGCCAGTTTTCCTGTTGGATATGGTCAAATAATTCTAACGGAACTTCTTCTTTATAATCAAGTGGGAGATATTTTTGTAGTGTACCAAATTTGCTGTAGGTTTTTGCAACAGCATCATTAAATGCAGTTGGGTCGTCGACCTTGAATCGACTTATTTCTAATTTGGGATTTTGGTAAAGCATATCGCAGAGTTCGTCCTCTGTAGTATACGCTTGGCCATACACATCATATTTCATTGAATGTCAATAATATTTTTAAAGTTTTTACTATTCTTTTCCATGTCCGCTAACGACTTTTGATTGCGAACTTGTATTTCGTTTTGGTAATCTTCCATTAACAATTGGAGTTGAAATACCATATCGGCATTGCCCATGCGATATGCGGCAGTGGTACGTTTTAATAACTCTCCATATTTGTTATTAAGTTCGTCTACTGTGAACTTAGATAAGTCTGGTGTGAGCGGATGTCCCATTAGTTTGGTACCAATACGGTTCGATAGCAATTACAGTTGGCATCCAATACCGCTTCCCAATGCATACCTGCTGGAGTGGGAAATACTGGCGCAATTGGTGGATACATCATTGGGACGCCATCGGCTCGTGGTTGCTGAATAATGACTGTCTGCGGAGCTTTGGTTGCTTCGTATACAATAATGCCGCCTACCACAGCAGGGACAGCCCAACCATATCCCGGGTGCCAGTAGTATGAGCCTCCGCCGTGACGCCAACGATCGGCGTGTGCTGTTGTAGTTAATAATAATGCCAATACAAATAGGATCTTTTTCATACTCATCTCCGCTAAATGGAAACTCCTTGCTTAATTATATACTAATCAAGTCAAGGAGTCAAGTACTTTCCGACGTTTTTGGTTTAACTACGATACCAAGTAGAATTGGATGAAACGTAGGTTAAACTAAGAGCTGTGTTGCCGCTACTCAAAGCATTGGATGGGACAAATCTAACTGCGGCACCGCCTGGCGCCCAAACGTTTGAATTGGTTACACCCAATGTGGTAGCAATTTTAATAGTTTGGCGATCAGCCGGGTTCGTTGGTAAAATAATGTTGGCATACGTAATAACACCACCACTTAAATTATCAAGAATCAAAGTTTGAATTGCTGTGTTGGCAGTAATAGTTGATGCGCCAGCCAATGCAACTTGGAAAACATAGGTACCTTGATCAACACGACCACCGTTTGTAGTTAGGCCGCCATTGATTACAGTATTGCCGCCGATGCTAGCTGTTCCGCTAATAGTAGCAGTACCAGTAATGGATGTATTACCTGTGATACTAGTTGCGCCGCCAATTGTGGCAGTACCAACAGCAATTATATTACCAAACACTTTAACACTTTGATCGTTTTCAATTCCTAATGCCTGTGTAACACCGTGCTGTGAAGGCTCGCCGTCCGGACTCGTAAAGAATGCAACGTTACCGCCTAATCCATAAGTTACGTTAGAGCCTGTAGCAAAGAAAGCAATACTAGACATTTGTTGCCAAACGTTTGAACTTCCGGTGTAACCAGAATAACTGACAGCATTAATGTAACCAAGATAATCATTGCTTTTGACAGCAGATACAGTACCTAATGCTAAGTTTCCGCGAGCTGATGTAATAGTATAACCGGCAATTTTACCAGTATCAATATTTGCAGTTGTTGTGCCTGCGGTTGCTAAATTTCCAACTGAAACAGAATTATAAGAACCAAGTGAGCTAACAATATTTTGCCCTTGGTCGCCAGCAATTGCCGCATTTAATGCAGTAAGTCCGCCGTTGGTATTGTGTCCGTACCCAACAAACAACGTTGGACTGTTAGTTGCCGCTGGATTAAAATATAAATTTGAGTCGTGTAATGTAGAACGGTTTCTAGTACTATCAAAAACAAAGAAAGTGTTACCGCCGTCGATTGAACTAAATTCAAAAACATAATTGCCAGCTTGATCAAATGTGACAGTCTTGGTAACTGGATTAAATCCAGCAAGGCCGTCATACTTGTCAACGCTAGATGGCAATGTTACAGTATGGGTTGCGCTTTGTACGTTGATCCATACACGCATTATACCATAGCCAACTGCACCTGTACCGGTTGTGCTGGGCCAATTGCTAAATCCAATGCTTAAACTGCCCGACGTAGTGATCTTTTGAAAGTTGGCTACATTAAAGTCCAATGACACGCTAGTACTGATATTACCGTTGTCGTAGATTGTCTGCGTCCAGGCTGCCAATTGTGGGCGACGCAGTTGTGTGCCAGCCATGTCATTGTTAACCGACTGACCAGTTAATGCACTAGTTACAAGAACCTTAGATTGTAAGTCATTAATTTCGTTTTGAGCAAACAAAAAGTTATTCTTGGCGTTTGTAAAATTATCGCGAAAACCTTGGCTAGAATTATCCTGCCCTGCTACTGGAAAGGTTCCGTCGATATTATATGGGTTAATGTTTGATGCCATTTAGCTGTATCCTGTTTATTAAGTATTTATCAACATTATTACCATGCAGATAAGTTAGCACGTACCCATGTATTAGTTGCTACGCAAACATACAAATACGATGAATTATATGCTATTGTACCCGGTATTCCGGCGGCACTATTACTGACTGGGATAGTAGTAGTAGTTATAGAAATAGCAGAATTGGCTTGAAGTGCGCTAATTTCAGACTGTGCTACTGAAAAGTTATTCTTGATTCCACTAAAATTGTCTCGAAAACCTTGTGTGTCGTTATCCTGCCCTGCAATTGGGTAGGTAATGTTAATTGTGCTTGGGTTAATGTTTGATGCCATTATTTAAATACTCCGTATTGTGGGAACTTCAGATATTTATCCTCACTTCCTGGGGTGTAATATTGATCTCTATTAGAGAAGAATTTAGTAGTGCCAGCGTTAAATGTAGTCGCTGATCTGATAGTACCATATGTAATCACGTATACTGAATAGAAAGGAACAGAATACCCTGAATTGGATATATAATTTTTGTTGTAATACAAAATTGCGCCAGCAAGACTCTTGCCGCGTAATACTTGAATACGATCATTAGTTTGTACTTGTGTTACAAATGATAATGAAACCGTACCATTAATAATATTAATTTTCCAAACACCGCCACGTTGGTTAACTGTGCTAGTGCCTTGTATAAATTCTAAATAGCCAGGGATAACAGAATACATATCGTATGGTGGGCTCTGCCCTGGTTCGCCGCCAAATCCTTCAAAGGTTCCTGTGGTGATGTCATCACCAATGTAGGCATCAGAATAGTTTACCCACCCATCATATGGTGCGCTAATTGAAAAATTTTCTTGTTTTGAAAAAATCAAAGTGTCACCATCTTGAAATCCTGTGACTCCATCAATACCGCCGTACACCGAATTGATATATGATACAGGTCGTCCATTGATCTCGCTAAATGGCACAGTAACAGCGTAGTCAACTTGACTTACAATGTTACCAACGTTATTTCTTGGTAATGCATCAAATGTTGTTTCTTTACCTTTGATGTATGCTCCGGTGAAAGAATCAAAGTTTGCAGTATAATAATCATCAACTTCGTAACGATCAACTGTAAAATCAATGCTACTAAAGTTTAGTCCTGCATTCTTGAGTCTATATGCAATTAATTTTGCCGCACCTGGAATAGTATATGCTACTACTACTGCTTTGGTATAACCGAGTGGTGGCAAGAAGGTTGATTTACTACTAGGATTGGGTTGATTGCTAGTCATCCACGGTGGCAAACTACTTTGGTCAGTGTAGCCAACGCCAGCTTCTAATTGTGCAATCATATTTTCGCTAGAATTAGGATGTACTATTTTATATTGATTACCGGTAGCATCAATATAAGGATTGTTAATTGTGTATGTTAAGTCTACTGTTTGAGCAGGACCTTTGCCCATGGCATTTTCTCCAGGGTCTTTAATTTCAATATAAACTACTTCATACTTTGGTTTATAGAACTCATCAAGTACCGTAGCAGTTTTTACATCGCCAAAGTTGTATTTTTTAGTCCAGTGATTTTCAATAATGGCATTTTCATATTCATCAAGAGTTCCTGCACGTAGTCCACTTAGGAAAAGCATTTGCATTTTTTCCTGTACACCAAACCAAGGATCCTCGGCACGGTAAATAACATTTGGATCAAATATATCAGTATTAGAAATAATCGAATTGTATGTTCTACGTTGATCAAACGCCGGCATTGCTGCCAAGTAAAGATTTTCGTAAGGTATAGGATCAATAATGTTTAATACCAGTTTAAACTCTCTAGCAATACTAGCACTACCGTTGGCTGTTTGAGCTACAATAGTAAAGTTAAATGTTTTGTCAATGGTTGTTTTAGTACCATCGAGGGTAGTGCCGTAATTGTCAATGGTAAAGGTTTCAAAACTAACTCGCCCACTAATTTTCCCACTTGATAAAAAATTTAATCCTTGTGGTAAACTGGCTTGTACACCGGGCTTGTCGTATATAAAATAGGTTATGTCGGCGCCAATTGGACTAAATGCTTCTACATATAATTCGCTTACAGAACCATTATCAATTGCGCCAAGGTCACTTGAAGTAATCCAGCTAACAGTATTATTTACATCACCTAGTACCGGTAATGTAAAGTATATAGGATTTGAAGAATATTTAACATTGGCTTGAACTTTATTTGCAACTACACCAAAAGTATAATTGGCAATAGCACTGGCTTGTGGAGTAATGTTGCCATATAGCCAGCCAGTGCCGGCATCTAGACTAATTCCTGGTAAATTAATAGAATAACTTGCATCCGAATTAAAGCTATCAAAAGGTAAATTATCAAATCCTAGATCTACTCCAGTAACATAGGTGTCAAAGCATCCAGTAGTGTTAGAAATACTATAAGTTACAGGATCATTGTTAAAATCAAATCCATCAAATTTATAAGAATAGTAACTTCCTTGACGACCAGCTGGCAAGGTTGTGATATGACCATTTTTAATAATTGGCAAGTAAATGTTTGTAGCGTCTGTTGTTAGATAGGTATTATTTATTGCATTAGTACTGTCGGCAGTATAGCCAACTCGACTTACAATGTTAATTATGTAATCTTGTGTGTCGTAATTGGCACCATCATACGCTTGGATAGTAAAACTATAACTTACATTCTGACTTAATTCATTAAAGTCATATGGGCCAAGATCAAATTCTTGTTCTTGGTTTGCATTTAAAACTGTACCAGTTATGCTGGTGTTACTAGATAAAATCTGTGACGGTGTTACTGTGTATCGGTTACTACCCAACGAAGCTACAATATAAGTACCGGTAGCAACACCATTTCCGGTCAAGTACATTTGTTGCTGAATTGATCCGCTAAATGATCCTACTATTAAAGTAGTTCCGGAAATAGTACAATTAGCCATGGTTGCAGTAGCACCAATTTGAGCAGTATTAGTACCATCATAACCTGCCGGGCCAAACGCACCAATTAGTTCAAGCGGTTCAATGTATCCATATAATAAACCTGTACTAGATAAACTAACACCAGCTGGCAATTGGCCTGTTTTAACCGACCATTGTATTTGTACAGCAGGGTTTAATTCAAATACTGTTAGTTGCTGATTATAATATGTGCCATCAAAATATTGTCCAAGTAATGTAGTACTGGGCTCAATAATTGGACCGTAGACGTTAGTAATTGTAACACTAAACGAACGATCAATAATGTTATTACCAGTACTAGCACGTACTGTAAATCTGTAAGTTTGATTTTGATCAACCACAACTGGGTTTAAAAATTCTGGAACACCTTGTAAATATCCAGTTGGCAATAATTGCATACCTGTTGGCAATTCGCCCGAAACAAAACTGTATGTAACTGCGGCGCTGGTATTTGTTTGAGCCAATAATTGTAGACTATAAAATTCACCATTAGGCACAGTTCCCAGTGATCCAGATTTAGTAACCCAAGAAAAATTATTGTTTACAATATTTGATAGAGAAATAGTAAATGCTTCATCAATTGGTGAAATATTAGTATTGCTACTAGTAACTCGTACAATAAAATTATATGTTTCTTTGCTTAAAATACCGCTAGTAAGAGATGTACTAGTTGGTGTCCCGGATATAACTGCAATGCACTGGGGAATAGCACTACCAGCTGGGCGAATATCAACATTTGATAATGTCATGCCAGTAGGTAATGCACCACCAATTACTGTATAAGTTAACGTTGCACCATTGTGCGTATTATCATTTGCTATTAATTCTAAATCTGCAGGAATACCAACTAGTAAACTAGCAATGTTTCCTTTAGGTGTTACCCAACTTAGTTTTGACATATTATAAGGTTAGTGCTGTTCTTAGGACTTTAATTGCCAACGCAGATGGCGTGTAATTTGGAGTAAATCGTAGTTGAATTGTGCCCGACACATACGATCCATTGAACACGCCGATCCCAACATTACCTTGATTGCTAACAACACCATAGGTATTAGTGTAAACTACTGTACTTGATGCATTACGATCATGAGTCAGTGACAATTCTGCTGTCTGTACTTTATTTGGTGTTACTCCGGTGTCAACCAGCTGAATCAAATATTTGGCCGAACCGTATATAGTAGCACTAAAAGAGTCAACTGTCACTACGGCATTTGAATTAATACCAGAGAAAGTGTTAGTTAATGTTGTACTTGTTCCAACAGTTAATGCATTACCGATAGTTGTTGATACACCTACAGTCAAGTTGCTGTTTAAGTATGTATTATTGATTGCGGTTAAGTTGCCAGCTATCCATGCATTAGCACCAACAATTAATCCACTTGCTATGTTTGCAAAACTAGCAATACTTGTATTACTTGCAACAGTTAATGTTGGTCCTGCTAAGTTAACAATACCTGTTGTAGTCAGTCCAGTTGATGATAAACTTGTAAAACTACCAGAGATTGCATTTAATGTTGGCAATGTGCCTAGGCTAGTAATATATGGTTGGTCTGCTGTCCGCATCTGACCATAGAAACTTGGAGCTACCATTCCGGTCTGGGTATATACGTTACCATACACACCAAGTCCTCCGTATGGAAGACTTACTGCGCCTGTATTTGCACTAGTAGAAATTGCACCGCTTAAGAATACTGTATTACCAGCAATAACACCACCGGTGTACGGAGTACCATAATTGCCAATAATATTTGTTGTTATAATTTGGTAACCGCCTTCAGCAAAGCCGGTACCGCCAATGTTTAAATTTCCACTGGCTGTTAAATTGCCAGTAATGCTAGTATCTCCTGCAACAATTAATGTATTGCCGCCAGGTGTAGTGTTACTTAAGAATGCGCTACCAAAGTGTACATTACCATAAGTTCCGCCATCAACAATGTTGTTACCGCCAAGTGCAGTTGGATCGTATCCGATAATTTTGTAAGCAAAATCGTTGGTTGTGTATTGATGACCAAAAAATGCATAAGCTGTGGTGTTAGAACCGGTATTGTAGTCTGAACTGATGTTGCCCAAGATACCAGTATCTTGAATGTCGCCGGGCGCCGCATTAGCATGTACTTTTAATAGACCAGCATCGCTTGACGATTGAATTTGTGTCGCCGCATTAGTGGATTGTGAATAAACTGTTCTGAAACGGTTTGTTGGGCTACCCAGGTCAAATTGTCCAGTTCCGGTTGGAACAAGGTGTGTGGCAATATTAATATTGGCTTGGCCACCTTGGGTGTTTCCACCAAATAAAGTTATAATATTTGCGTTAGTTACGTTGGCCCACAATGACATCATTGTGTTATCTATATTGGCGCTTTGAAACTGTACGGGCGCGGCTAACCATTGGGAAAGAAGTTGAATATTCTGATTAACTTCAATAAAAGCATCGCGGATATCGTCGCCCGAACCATCATTGGCAGACGTGCCCACATTAACGTTTGTAATTGATCCTGTATTCCAAAGTGACATAATCCATAATCCTAAGTATACTCTTATTTATCGGATTTGGATAATAGCCGTTGCGGCTATTGAATTATGTATGTATATTATTCTGGGCTGAAACTAGATCCGCAACCACATGTTGTTTGTGCATTGGGATTTTTGATACTAAAAGTAGCACCGTACTGGTCTTCTTTATAGTCTACTTCTGCACCTTGTAAGTAAGTGCCACTCATACTATCTACTAGAATATGTACACCGTTAACGTCAAGGTCAAAGTCATCTTCGTTGGCTACTTCATCTAAAGTAAAGCCATATTGCATACCACTACATCCTCCGCCTTGTACAAATACTCGTAGCTTGATGCCAGGATTATTTTCTTCTGCTAAAATGTCTCGGATTTTTGCTACTGCGTTGTCGGTAATTGTAATCATAGTCTTCTATTAATAGCGTCCCAATCAATGATACGCCATATGTTGTCCAGGTATTTGCCTTTGTTGGCATGATAGTCTATATTGTATGCGTGTTCCCACATATCAACTAGTAATGCTATATCAGTACGTTTTGCATGATTGCGAATCGTTCTGATTTGTCCGGATTTGCTCAAGTAAATCCAACCGGACCCTTGGATTTTCATTGCTTCTTCTTTGAAGTTTTTCTTAAAGTCTACAAAGTTAGTATGGTGACGATTAATAATATCTAGTATCTGTCCACGAGGGCGGCTTACACCAGGCGATTTAAATTGACCAAACCAGATTGAGTGCAAAAATGCACCTGCTTCATTAAATGATCTGTCACCTTCGCTCTTGTTGTAACGGTCAACATAACCTTTGTATAACTTGCCGTAGTGATAGTCAATTTCTGCAGAGCTCATAACCGGGCTCAATGCTGTACGACTATAAGGCAATTTAATTTGCTCTAAATGGCCTTTTTCTTTTGCTTCTACGAGATCTATTGTGTTGCGAATGTCCATATAGTATTTATTTGCTACGGTATACTACACGGCCTCTAGTCAAATCATATGGGCTCATTTCTACGTCTACTCGATCGCCCATTAATACACGTATATTATTCTGGCGCAATCTGCCGCCAATAACAGCTATAATTTTATGTTCATTTTCTAATGTAACTCTAAACATTGCATTAGGTAAAACTTCGTCCACAACTCCGGACAGTTTGATAATATCGTCCTTAGCCATCCCAACCTTCAGTATAGTTCAATTTGCGGTCCTTTCTTAACGTCGCATATTACTTATGGCTATTGCTTCTTCTTGTGCAAATACCGGAACAGCATTTGATTTGTGCATGGTTGCAATACCCAACACTTTGGTACCAGTGTACACTTTTTGCTCTGGCAAAGTTGCATTTCCGCCACCGGTATTTACACTTTTGATATGTGCTGTAGTATTACGCCCTTCGGGAATAGATAAACTATACCCAGTGGAACTCAAACTTCCAGCACCCATAGCACGTTTACGCTTTTTCTCTTCAAGTTCAATTCCTTGACGTTTAAGCAATTCTTTCCAACTTTCATCAAGTTGGCGAGCTTTTCGTGCATGTTCTGCTGAAGCAAATTTTACTTTGCCTTTCCGTTTACCGGTGGTGCTGAGCCACGGGCCTTCTAGGTGCATTGTCATTGTTGTATATGAAATGTGTTGGTGGGTTGTGGTTCCCATCCGTGTTTGGCACAGATGAGGCTATTTGATTCTTCTAGATAAAAGATATGATCCGGGAATCGAGATTTAATGTTGTTGATAATTTCTTCAGTAGTTTTACCTTGTGCCAGAAACTCTTTGTCATCTTGATCATACCAATAATACATAGATTTATCTTCAACTACTTCGACACGGTGTACAATCTCATCTAGGCGATTGATTAATTGTGTATGTAAATTTTCGTTGTGAATAGTCAGTGCTTGGTGCATACCTATAACAAATCGTACAACAACATAGGTGCAAAATAGCCACAGTAAAAACATTTCAATTGATTCAAACATTGATTAATCCCACAGATTTTGATAATATTTTCCAAACAGCGCAAAGCCGTTTTGGATTCGTTTTTCTACTTTTTGCATGCCTGCATAATCACATTTGTAAGTATGATTAGGTCCATCCACCCATTGATACATTGTAGCTTTACCATTTTCGTCCCACTCGCAGGCAACAGTCTTATGATCAAACTCGCCTGAGCGGAAAGCGTCTTGCCAGCTATCGTCTACTTTACATTCAAAGGCAAAGATCATTTCATCCATGACCCAATCCCAACGCTTGAAGTGATTATCGTCTGTGTCCCACTCGTTTTCCTTGGGACCTGCTTCTGTGCTACGCAAACCCAGACCTTTTGGAACATCCTTGTCGTCAACAAATGGAGAACCGTGTTTGGCTTCTTTGAGCTGTTTGAGCATGGGCAGGATAATAGGGCTTAGGGTATGATCCATGCTCCAAGTATCATAGCGATCAATTTTGATGTAATTAATGCTTGGGTGTACAAAGTCTAAAAACTTGTTCCAAGCAGTACAAAACGGCGCCAGACGATTGACCCACTTGTCATATTTGTGCCCGGGTGTGTCCTCATGATTATAAAAGACATCGTCGTCCTTTTCCCAAAAGCAAACTGTCTTTAGGACGGTGTATGGGCTTAGCCAATGATCGCGATAGTTTGAAATATAGATTTTCATGGTTTATTTATTTGACATTTCTTTTAGTTTGTCTTTAGACTCGAGAATACTAGCCTGGATAGAAATCATATTATACAGGCAAAACAACATTACTACAATACCAATTGTACCTATTATTTGTGTTCCGGTTGGATTGATATAATTTAACAACAAACTTATACCAGCCGATATAGCAGATATGCCAACAACTACTATTAAAGTTTGAACCGTTGCTTTTACAATATATTTATTTACTTTCATTTTACTTCCTTTCCGAAGATTACAGTTAGAATTACTAATACAACTACATTATACATTTAATTGATTTATTGGTCAACCCACTGTTCGCACTTAGTACGGGCTATAGGCTCCCATTCTTCGTAGAATAAATGTTGTTCTGCTTGGTTTCCTAGATCACCATCAGCATACATCATTTGACTAATTTCGGGGAAAAAGTTAAGGAATGCTTGACCAAAACGATAGTCCGGAGATTGTAATCGTTGCCATACTAGATGTTTAAGGAATTCTTCGTAGCGTTCCTTTGATATTCGATATCGATAAGGGTTGTATATATACGGGTTCTTCATAGCCATCTTAACTTAAAATGGGTGGCATCTTCTGGGTTACGAAATCGAAAACTAAATCCTTCTGTACTTTGGTATCCGTGTACATGATATTCGCCACCTGGGGCAGTAATCAACCAGTCTAGTATATCTCTGATGGGGTAACGTGGATCGCCCATAACATCTTTCCATAATACTATAACCTCCGCCCAATCTTCGGGTGGCGGCCACATTTGACTTGCAGTAATGTGTATCACGCCCACCTCAAAGACATTAGTGTATAAAGTTTTTCGTGTACATCAAATGTGTCAAGTACACGATAGTTGTATGTTCCTGCTGTATGTTCGTACCACATTGTGGTTTCTTGTTCACGTATCCAAGGAGTAATCTTAGGTTCTACACTAACAACAAACCATTGTTCTCCATCAACTGTGCCAGTATCAACAACTTCAAATCGACGTTTTTGTATTGCTCTAGGTACATAAGTTGCTCGGTTAGTTATAGCACGTTTCTTTATCATGCCCACCTCAACATAAACAATGTTCTATCGTGCTCTTTGTAAATATAAACACTATAGAGATACCAGCTATCGGTATCATTAGAATGCACTGATTCGCCGGCCCACTTATAATTAATGTTGTGGTCTGCTAACCAGTTGTCAACTGCCAACTTAAACGGCCCACTACTGTTGTACTCATTCTTAAGACTCTTGGCTGTAACAACATTTAGTTCAGACTCTTGTTTTATATATAATGTTGCCATTATGCCCATCTCAGCATAAACATGGTACGGTCACTATCGTGCTCAAAGTGCAGGACCATACCTTGTTGTCTAATGCCTGTGCCGTACTCAAACATCCAGGCCTCTATAGCCGTTTGATTGTTTACCCAAAATACGTAATCTTCAATGATCAACATGAGCTCGCCGTTTATTGGACCTTTGGCGGCTAGAAACTTTCCACCTGTACGTATTTGTATAACGCCGTTAAGGAATGTCAGTTCCTGCCCGTTGTGCTCTATAGTTAATAACTCATTGCCGTCTGGCAATTGATTAGACATTTTTTTCATAAAGTTTCTACATCTTTACAAATCAACTTGAGCCATACTAATTCATATTCATCCACACGTTCTTGAACCAGCTCGCCCATGGGCCCTTTGATTAAACTGATACCGTTGGCATTTTCTAACCACACTCTAGTACTGTTCTTTATAGCTTCGTCGTGGAAATATCTCCAATGATCAAATTGAGTTGGTTTAATGTCAAAATGAGCTAGGTACTTGTGGTTATGTCCAAACACCTTAACTTCATCTGCTATTTCGTAATAGTAATTGATCATTCCTTTATCCATACCAATGAAAAAAATGTAGCATCTTTGTCATTATGAAACGTGTAATCTTGATAACCAAACATCATGTCTCTATGCCAACGTAGATTTTTACTGCGATCAAAAAAATCTACAGGTCCAAACTGTTCTTCGCACCAGGCACCTATCTTTTGGTGTAAATGATAGTAATTACGATCAAGTCTAATTTCTGTCATTCTCGAATACCTAAGTACTTCAAATTATAAAATGTAAGTGCTGGGCCTGTTAGCGGAGCATATACTCTAATCATAAATCCATAATCGTGCGAGTCACAAAAGAATACCAAGTCGTCTTCGCCGGTGCAATGCTGTCTAATATATTTGTACTCATCGCTTTGTTCCCATTCGTGTATGGGAAAAGCCGCGTACAGATACGGGTCTTCTACATCACCCATGCGTATTTCTTTTACCAGGGTTCCTCTTCCACTCATCTGTTAATAAGTCCGCCTACAAATTCAACTGCATGATCATAATCATAAAGACGATGCCCACCTGTTTTTAGTTGAAACATAAGAGCATCTTGTTCATCTTCAAATGTAAAATCCATGAGCTCTTCTGTGGGATGGAAACGCATACGATCGCCTGGTAACCCAAAGGTCTCCACAGTCCATGCCAGTAGTTCGTTCCACATATGATCTTTGTCATATGGGTTTTCCCACGGTACTCTAATTGTTATCGACATGCTGTTCCTTTAGTATTTCCCAGGCACTATTGTGCCAATCTCTAAGCCACGGCGTACCATCACATTCTTCAACGTGCCGCATCACTGCAACACGACCAGCTGTTTCCATGGCCTCACCCAAAAAGAAACTGAACAATCGTTCGCCGTTCTTTTTAATTACTATTGACATAGAGCCCGGTTCTATGGTCCAGGAATAATTATCTATTGCCATTTTAATCGAAACCAATTTGCTTGTTCGGTATTGTTAAAAGAAAAAGTATATTGTGGGCGAAAATCGTTCATATACAAATTCCAATCGTCTTTGTTGATATGTGTCTTGCACCAAGCGGAAGCTTCGGTACATCGATCAGCACCAGTAATTAAAACTTTATGCGGTAAGGTTATGTTCATACCTTATTATACATTAAAACAAATTACTAGTCAGTGCTTTTGAGCGTATTCCACATCTTGAGCTGTTCAGTGAATTCTTTTTCGAGTTCTCGATATCGGTCACCGCATGCCTTGAGTTCGTCAAATTCTTTTTCAAGTACTGGATTTGGTGTCATTATAGCAAGTCTGGCCTGCATTATAGCAAGTCTGGCCTGCAGGTCTAGTAAGGTTTTGCGTAGACTTAGGCCTTCTATTTCAATATCAGTTTCGGTTATTTTAACTTTGCCCACAGTCATATTTGGGCTGGCTGTATTAGCCCAATTATATCCTGCTCCTGCACCACCGTTGCTAATAATATATGGGCCGCTTGCTCCTGTGTATGGTGACCCAGTAATAGTTATATTACCATAATTTGTGTTAGAGTTTCCGCCAGCAGTAAGAGTGAATCCCCCGTGCGGTACCGTATTTGCGTTTAAGGTATATGTTTTTGCTGTTTGTTTGGTTTTTGGGAATAATGACATTGTGTTCTTTCTGGCCAAGAAAAAGCCTATACGGTTAAGTATAGGCTCTTTGCGTTACGTTGTCAACTGATTAGAAGCGATGTGTCATACCAACCACATAAGCGTTTTGAGTAGTTCCTGTAGAAGCTACCACGCTTGGGTATGTTGCTGTTCCGTATAGTGAACCATAGTTTGCACCACCAGCACCATATGGAGCAAATCCACTAGTACCTTTGTTGGCAGTAGAAGCTACACCAATGTAAGCAGTGGTACGCTTGCTAAAGTTGTAGTCACCCACTAGACTCCAGGTTTGCGAACCATTAGCAGAACTGATATTGTCTTTGAGATTGTAATAACCAGCAGTCACATCAACCTTGGAAGTTGCATTATACTTGACACTTACTTGACGTAGATCAAAGTCTGTGTTAGCGGCATTGGCACCATTTGGGTTTTGGAAGTTTGCCCAACCAGCGGCTACCTTGAACTTGTCAATGGTGTAGTTACCACCGATAGTTGTTGTTTCAGCAGTTGCTAACCCAGCGGCACTATTAGATGTCTGATAACTGGCAGAACCATTAAACGCACCACGAGTATAAGCCAATGCATACAAACGACGGCTACTTGCATCCAACGCACCAAAAGTTGTGTTATCGGCTACACCGCCAGTTGTGTATTGTACAGAACCTTTGAAGCCTGCAATCACTGGAGTGTCTAAACGAACAGCGTTACTCAGGAATGTTGTACCAGTCATGGTAGCAAGACCAGTCTTGGCTGTGCTTGTGCCACCAAAGGTAGAACCATCATTCCAGTAGTTCAAAGAACCACCAAAGTTACGGCCTGCGTTAACGTCACCAACTGCAAATGATTCAAATGCCAAGTTGTCTTGACGACCTAGAGTCATACGACCCAAGCCGGTGTTGTCTAGATAAACGTTTGCGCCACGGCTGAACACGTTGTTTGCTGTGCCCGAACTTGAACTAGCACCTTGGCTACCATCGGCTGGATTGATCTGTGATTCAATTTTGAATCCAGCTTTTGTACCGCCACCTAAATCTTCTGTACCAGTAAAACCAATACGGCTGGTCCACATTGGTGAACTGAGAACTTGGGTCGCGTTTTGACCTGCTGTTCCAACGTTGGTTGCGTTAACAACACCAATGTCCATGATACCATAGACACTAACGTTTGATTGAGCTTGCGCCAAACCAAATGCCGCGGTCAAGCCAACAGCTAATAATAATTTCTTCATTGTTTAATTTCCTTTAATTTTATAAAATTTGATAGGTTAACTATCGCTTAGATGTTAACATACTATACTAATATTATGTATGCTAACTATTTGAACTGCAAATTTATTTAGTCCAAATAAAATGGGTAGATGTGTTAAATCTACCCATTAACTACTATTATAACTCTATTTCAAACTCATCTGATTTGAATTGATTGGCTCTTTCTTCGTAATTTTGGTATCCGCGTGGGTTGCACAAAATACGAGTACTACCAATCATGTAATCAAAAACATCATGAGTGTGACCATGAGTCCATAATTTGATCTGTGGATTGTCCAAGATGAACTCACTGAGATCACTACTGTATGCACCATTCATCAAGTGATCGCCAGCATATTTAGGTTTGATACTGGCCTTGCTTGGCGCATGATGTGTAACAACAACAACCTTGCTGGTAGGATTGGCTTCAACAACATCACGGATATACATACGTGACTTATGATGATCCTCTACTGTACGCTCGGGAGTTAGTCTGTGGTACGTGTTCTTTGCTTCGTTGAACATGGTCACTTGACGATAGTCATTCATCATGGACTTCATATGAAACATAGTGAGGCTATCACCTTTGTTCATATCTGTCCACAATGTGGCACCAACAAACACCACATCATCAATAGTGTGTGTTTCGTTTTCTAGTAGAGTTACATTGTCTGGCAATTGGCTAGCAATATGAGCATAGGTTTTCTGATACTGAAACCCATAATGCTCGTGGTTACCCATGACCATGACCACTTCTCGATACTTGGCACACTCTTCTTCAAAGAATCTGTAGTAACGATCGGGACGTTGATCTTTACGCTCGTGTTCAAGCATGACCATGTCTTTATTGTACATGTCTTTCTTGACATGCTTGGCTTCACAAACATCGCCAGATAGAATCAAGACATCACCGCCGGGCAAGGTAAGGTCGGCAAAGTCGAGATGAAGGTCAGAAATTACATTTATTTTCATGTATTAATTATAACATTGTTTGACTAAAAAGTCGACTATTTAGTTGGGTAATTCGTAAAATCTTTTGGTTGTAAGTAACCATCCGATATTGTTGAAATCCATTTGTACTTCTTCAGTGACGTAACTTTCTTCTACAAAACCAGTAAAATCGGTTCCTTTGAATCCAGTTCCACTACAGTACCATTCGATATGGCTTTCGTCTTCTCTGAGATCAGAAACCAAATTGGCCGCATAGCGCCAACTACAATCCCAGGTAATGTTGCTTAGTATTCCCCAAACATCTTTTGGAGCATAGGCATTGTTACATAGTGCGGCGTATAAATTTTGAGCGTAGATTTCTTTGTGACGGACTTTATCAACGATCCAGTCCGTACCACGTAAATCGCGTTCTAAATTAAACACTTTTCTTGGCATATATTACATATTTACTACAACCAAGAAAAAAGCTCGCCGAAGCGAGCTTTTTTGAGCTAAATGTTTAGATTAAACTAAACCAGCTGCCAAAGCCTTGTAACCGGCGGCTACAATACGACGACTTGGCTTGCCATGGCGATATTCAGTGACCTGAACGCCGTTACCAGCAACACGCTTGTTGCCATAAATTGCAAAACCAGCGTGACGAATCTCGCTGATAGTTGCAGTTGGGTTCTTGATAGAGAAACGCTTTGCGATCTGGCTTGCAGAAAGAGTCTCACCGTTTAGTACTAGTGCGTTAAACAATTTACCTTGTTTGGTTTTCAAATTAAACATTTTATTTTCCTTTAAAATTTAAACGCTGTTATTTAACAGCATGATGCTAGTATAACAAAACTAAATCACGTTTGCAACGACTAATTTAACCGTTTTAATCTGCGTCCCAAAATAGTTCCATAAACGGGTTGCTCTTCGGTATAGACAACTTCAAATCCGTGATTAAGTAAAAATGGAACTACTGCGCCCGACTTACCACTATAATGTCCCCACCATTTATTGTACCATGTATCGTCGCATACCACCAGACTCACTGGTGCCAAGGAACGGATGGCCAACTCTGCTTGACGCAAATGGGCACGTTGGCTATTAACATTATTCATTTCAGGCATGCCTAGCGTTGCATACCTTTGCTGTTGATCTATGACAAAATCTTCGGTCTTGTCTGGATGCCAGTCCCAGTCAAAGTTATCTAGATATAAAAACCCAATGTAACCTATATGAGAAGGAAATGATTCTAAGTATTCTTCTCCGGTACTGTTTACTATTTCAACGTTGTCTAAATCAAGATCTCGTACAAATTGGCAATTCTGTGGATCCATGTCAACTGTGGTCAAGTTACCGGTGGAACTGAACTGCTGAGCCCAGGCGGCCAGCTGGCGAGTTGACCCGTCATCGCCAGCACGGCCACAACCGATCTCAACCCACGATCCCACTGCAAGCTGATCCAAATAAGGTTCAGCTTCTAGAAATACTCTGCCCATTACTCTTTATCGCGTTTACGACTCATACTAGAGCGTATGTTAGATTCAATGGCCTTAACATAGCTTTTGATCAGGCTACTGCGTAGATTATTATCTAGCACCGTTGCGGCAATACGTTTAACTGATTTTGGCACTTTTACTGCCTTTGGGTCATATCCTCTGCAAGTCATTTTAATTTCCTTTTTTAAGTTCGTTTAATACAAGTTGTTTACTGCGGTCAATATCTTCTTTTTCAATTGCTATCAACATTCTAGAACCTAGTATGTTAATTATGTCAATGATAGCATCTCTACCTTGATCAGTTAAATGACAATAATCATGTCCTACACTCGAATGATAAAAATACTTTGAATCTTGTAGTAACTCTTTGATACTGCCAACCATCATTTTTTCAACATCTTTTGATCGCATACGTTTAATCCTCATCCTTAGGCCACTCACTTGGAGTCCAACCCAATACTTTAAAATCCGCCAATATCTCATCTGTTACTTCACCTTCGGGTACATACTTAGTTCTGGTTTGCCACTGTTCAAATGTCTCACCGCCTGCTGGATCATAGTCACCGTCTAGTCCGCCCATTCCTGAGCAATACCAATCAATATAGTCGCCTTGTTCTAGCATATCTGCCACAATGCCCCCGGCACTACGCCAACTACACGACCAGTACTCGTCCTTGAGAATTGGAAAAGCGTCTAATCGTTGCCACCGTATATTACACATGGCCGCATAAATGTTCTGGGCATACGAATCACTAGCTCGTGCCTTGGCCAAAATCCATTCGGTACTACGCAGATCGTATTCTAGATTGTTGTGTTGCCAATCCGGGTCTACTAGATTAGCTTCGTCTTGCTCTTTGGCTGTCTTCCAAAACTCAAGATAAAACTCTGGAACTTCTTTACCATCTTCTTTAGCCCGTTCTTTTGCGTTGTCTAATTGAAAGGTGTGGCGTTCAGGACTCTTTGATGCCATTAAGTACTCGCACTTCAGTTACGTTAGCGACTCGAAATGCTCGCCATTCGCTTTTATCCAGGCACCACACACTTAAGGTTTCTGGCTTATATAAACGAGTTTGATGATGTTCATTGACAGCCTGCTGTGGCATTGCTTCAGCTCGCAAAGTGCAAGGCATGGTCCGCACACTTCCATCTACCTTAGTAAATGTAATTTCGCAATCGTTACTGCCCAACAGCTCACGCAAATATCGATTCTTAGAATCAACGTCCATTAGTTCAAACAATAGTTCGGTATCGCTCATATTAATCCTTTTGCTCTTTTCGTTGTATGGTCCACGTGCCATCTTTGTTATCGATCCACTCAATGACATCTCCAACTTTCCATCCCAGTTCCTCACAGGCTTCGCCAATATCAATCATGAGCTCGCCATTGTCATCTTCAACAATGGTCTTGATCCAGTGATATCTACTCATCGAGATGCCTCTGCAATTTCTTTATATCCTGCCCAACTTGGATGAATATTGTCTGCTTGCATACGTTCTGTTTTAAGTACAGTATCGTGATATTCATTTGCAATTCGCCAAATAGCATCACGCTGTACTGGAAACTTGTTACTGGGCATTACCCAATACACTCGATCTGCTTTGGTCAATTGCCTAATAGTTCGTAGTTCACTTTCAGTTTTAATATACTTGTGATCATTTGATCCAAGACTAATAATTACGTGCTTGGCCATCAACGGAGTATTTTGAATATTTGTATCTAGCCACACTTTGGAATTTATTCCACCTTTTACATACGCAACACATTCTTTACGAACATTGGCTACACCAACTCCGATACTATCTCCTACAATTAAACATTCTAACATTATATTTTCTCTCCGGGCACAAAGCCTCTAAATCCCTTGAACCTAGGGAACCTCAGTGAATAACTTCCGTCTTGATTTTGTGTAACAGCATCGGCACGTACTTCCACAATATTACCGATAAGGTTATCCCGACCGGCCCAATAAGTAATGCGATTATCATCTGTAAGTCCGCTTCCGACATTTGTGCTAATAAGTTTACCATCGTCTGTTCCTTCTACAATTAATGCACCAAGACGACCAGCATTTTTGCCAGTGCCTTCTTCGGTGCCCACTACAGTTAAACTAACTTCAATAAATGGCTTTTGTTTAAGCCATGCCACACTACGTTTATTTTCATAAATCCCCAGGGGATCCTTGATCATAATACCTTCGTATCCTCCAGCAATGGCACTTGCATTGATATCGCTAAATCGTTTCTGTCCTGCTTCGGTATCCAGGTCCACCATTTCATTGCCTAGTACACGAATATTGGGCAAGTGATTCTTAAGTGGCTCGTACCAAATTTGTAATGCTTGGCTACGTTCGTACTGTGGAACATCGCACCTACCACGTTTAAAATCTTCTAAACTCAAAATATCAAATAGGTTGAGTACTGCATCCTGCGATTGCACATCACTTTTGCGATGCACCATACGCATTAGATCCTGGAATGAGCTACTCATAACTTCACCATCCAACACCATCGGATCCTTAAAGAAGATAGCATTTTTGCTCAACTGCTCTTTAATATGTGGAAAGTTTACTAGTTCTTTACCATTACGAGAATACTGATCCACATGCCCACTTGGATAGACGATAGTAATAACACGTACTCCGTCAAGTTTAACTTCAATGAGTTTAGTACCGGAGACTTTGCTCTCATGATTAGCACCATCGTGAGCAAGTTGACAGCTAAAAACAGGTATGACATAATCTCCATTTATGGGCTCCACAATCTTGTTAATAGTTTTTTCGCTTATACCGCAACGCAGATCTTTAATAAGGATACGTCTGTACCAAAAATTCCATTCACGCTCTTTGGCATTGAGTACTAGATAGTTAATAGCAACCTGTGCGGCATTGCCTGTTAGTTCTCTAGTACTCAATTTACGAGCTACTTCCCAAAAATTTTCAGGGCTGAATCCTTTACCGTCGCCACGCTTTTCTTCAACTTGACGAACACCAAATGTAATTGTACTGTCTAACGCCCATCGTGCTCCTACAAAAAAGTCCGTGTTACCACGATTGGCTTCACGTTCAATGATGCCTTCTTTGTGAGTACGAGCATTGTTCCACTCCATCTCGTCGAGTACGTCCCAAGGTTTTAACATATTCATATTATACTATTCTTCTCAATCATTGTCAACCGTTGAAAAATCTTTGATGATTAAATTCAATGCTTCAATTCTACGTATGTTACCGCTTACGTCTTCGGGGTGCAACCAGTACCCATCCGGATTATCTTCCGTCTTGGGATTCTTTTTCCATTGTGCTAATTCTTTCTTAAGGTACGCACGATAGTCCTTAAGATTTAGTGCTGTAATACGATCTGCAATTTCACTATCGATTGTAAGTTGTTTACTCATGTTAACCTTGTATTATTGACTAAGTACTGCCCATATTGCAGTTTGTTCCAGATCTTTTTCAAAGTCTGGATATACTCGATCCAAGTTATCTTTGCCTACTGAAAAATATCCTTTGTTTCGTTTAACCGAAATTAACTTATCCAAGTCACTTCTAGTTCCACTGAATGGTTTAGTTTGCAATTTCTTGCCACGTCTTCCCCAAACGGTTGTATAATTGTAATTGCCAGTTTCAAGGACGACCCACACTTTGTCGTGGTTGTCATCATTGCACCACCCAATCCAACGGTAGTTCATCGTTTCTCCTTAGGAGGTTCGTGTGGTATAAGTCCAGTTTCTTCTACACCCTCTTTATACCAACTAGTAAGTTCTTCTTCATTCTCAGCTTCGTATTCGGCCATTGTTTCACTAATACCAAACGAGTCATCTAGTTCCTGCGGCAACTGTTGCTGTACGTCACCCGAATCCATGCTAGACAAATCGTAATAGTCATCGTGCCCATCTTCCCAAATACCAGCAAAGGCACATCCGGATTCGTAATAGGTAGCATACACCGTAAAACCTAAGTCAATGAATTTCTCATAGGCCGTAATAGGCGGGCTCCATGCCGAGTCAAAGTAAACAATAAGTTCATGATCGTCCCACGTTTGAATACCGTTGCCATCGCCCACGTCCCACTTGGTGCCCCAATTGGCCACAGACCAATCGTAGTCCCATTCACCGGAGGGATTAGGAATAAACTCTTGTAAAAACTTACCTTCTGCGAATGCCGCTTTAGCACGAACAATCATCTTAGGATCTTCGTGTGTAATTGTTAATGTATTACCACACCAATTAGGCATTTTGACTCCTTTGAAATTTAAACTCTCTTTTTAACCAAAATTTATACATCTGAAAATACTGTTCTTGCGTATAACGTGATTCACGTACTTCATCGTGCTCATCGCAATTACGCAACCACAACTCGTGTACCCATCGACGGAATTCAGAGTTCTTAAGCATATTGTTTCTCCGATAAAGTTTTCCAAATATGTTTCTGCTCAAGGTCTTTTACAAACTCTGTTCTACGTCCCGCTAAATCATCACGCCAGTGGTTAATTGCATTGTAGCTACCACGTGACTGAGCTGGCATACATTCGTTAATCCACATGGCAATGGCCCAGAACATCTGACGGTTGCCGGTATCAGCACAATACAAGGCACGTTCATAATCTTTGGCAATCATGCTTTCAACAAAGCCACCCGGTGCCCACCCGCGGATCAAGTAGTTCTTGATAGTCTCGCGAGTATGATCAGGAACCCCCATTCCCATGTACTTGGGATTATGTTCGGCTTCATCAAAATCAATCATTATGCTTCTTCTTTATTCAATTCTGCTACAACTTCGTGGAGTGGTTGAAAGTCTTTGCAATTAGCACTAACATACCAAACACCGTTATCAAACAAATACCAATATTCAGCACCCATGTGTTCGTAGTGTTCCATCCACTCTGCTTCGCTATCAAAGCTCTTGAACTCTTGACCTTGTTCGCCACGATCGCGACCGTAAAATGTGGTCCAGGTAGATTCTTCACTGCCTTCTACTGCACGTAGATCAAAACTGTGTTGCTTGCCGATGTTTTCACCCAATGAACTAATATTACCAAGGGCAATAAGAAAATTGGCTTTGGTGCTGTCATAGTTTTCTAATAGTGTAGCACCTACACCCTCAACGTAACCGTCCCAATGGCAATAAACTGCCTTGATACGATCACCATGTTTGATAGCTATTGTTGAACGAGTACCCATTACGCAATCTCCTTAATCAAATTGAATATCAACTAACTTACTTTCATTGAACAAGTAATAACAATTCACTTGCCCGTAACTGACCCAAATACATTCGTTGCCGGGTCGCATGGTGTAATCTTTGATGCCTTGTTTTTGCAAGTTATCAATTACTGCCAACACTTCCCAACTGTTCATGTCTACTACTTGCATCTACTTCCTTGACGTGTTTACAATCACCACGATATGTATATCCTGGACAACTACATTGTAACATATTATCTATTTTCTGCACAATATATTTGTCACCTCTGGATCCTACAAATTCCCAGGTTTCTGTTCGAACATCATCCAAACTTACTTCGCCTAGTTCCGGAACTTCACGGAACGTTCTACGACGAGCATCAAACGTATACGGCTTCTTAAAAACTGTTACTTCTTCGGTGCCTTCTTTAAGGTAACCGTACATCTTGCTTTTATCTGTGGTTAGCAAATAAACATGACTGGGCGTAGGCTGTGCCCAGTCTTGTGTAGTTTCTTTAAAAAACTTCATTAGTCTAAACGGCTACCGGCGTAGGCTGTGAAACCGTATTTCTCAAAAACCTTGGCGGCCGCATAAGCACCAGCTTCTTTGGTGTCAATGTTCTGACAGTTGTGTTCACTGGGATTCCAAATACTGAATGCTTTGGTGTAGTTCTGAGTAATACCAGCGGCCTTCAAAACTTTGCCCATTTTGGTATTACCTTTGATGCCAAAAATTTCAACCCAGGCAAAACCACAAGCATATTGATCAACACCACCCAACTTTTCTTGGAAGTATTTGTCAGCGGCTTCACGAGCGGCTTGTTTAGCTTCGGCTACAATAGCAACAACTTGTTCTTTAGTGTAGTTCAATTTCAGCTCCTTTTTAGTTTCTATACAAGTATTATACATTTAATGGATTTTTGGGTCAACCAAAAAGTCACATGGACCAAAATGTTTCTGACGCAGGACTGCAACAATTTGGGGTGTTGACATCTTCTTGAAATTCTGCACCAGTCATCAAATTCTTACGGGTAACCATACGGGGTTTATAACTGGCACGATCAATGACTTGAAGCTGACTAGCACTCCAACCGGCCTTGTTGATCAAGCGAGTTACTGTGGCCTTGGCGGCACCCCAGGTCTTGTATGCACGAGTCTTGTTTGGACCGTCTGTAACAATAAGTCCGGTACCTTTAGCAACAATGTAAAAACTCATTTTCTAGCTCCTTTTTTAGCTTCAATACAAGTATTATACATTTAATGGATTTTCGGTTCAACCGAAATTTTACCCCGTAAAAAAGCCCCTATTTTGGGGCATTTTAGATGTTGTTTTTTCGCAACAAAAAACCCGGGGTTTTATGCCCAGGTTTCTTGATACTTCTTCAGTGCTAATTGTCTAGCTAACCATAATCTAAATTTTACATGATCCGATAATTCATCATTGTCATGTACTAATTTACCAAAATCCTTGCTTCTTAGATTACGGCCAAATGTAACATCGTCGTCTACATAGTAGTCGTCGTTGTCGTCTAGATTACTTAGCGGCTGGAGTAGCGGGTTTGGCTGTTTCGGTGTTAGCCTTAGGTGCGTCTTTCTTAGCAGGCTCACTTTTGGTGTGCTTTTTCTCGTCCTTCTTCGCTTCTACTTTAGCAGGTGTTGAAGCAGGAGTTGCTGGAGCCTTAGGTGCGTCAGCGGCAAATGCGTTCAATGCAAAAACGGAGGCTACGATTAAAAATAATGATTTCATGATATTTCCTTTTAGGTTATACACAATTCTCACTGTGTACATATATAACGCATTAGGTTACAGTTCAGTTGACACAATTGGCATATATTTTTTAACTTTAGATAAATCCAGTTCCGGATTACAAATAGGAATTTTTTGGAATTTTTTATAATATTCTGATAGTAAATCAAGCTCTATAGTTTTGCAGTAACTTGGATGCATAGGCAAGTATGCTTGATAAACAAAGTTAATCTTGTCTTGACCAAACTGTTCTTTAAAAACGGTCCCACATCCGTACGGCTGTAATCTTGGATTACGTACTGTGCCTTTAAAATCGGTTCGCCTGCCCAACATACTGTGACGACTTGTGGCTCGACTTTCTCCGATATAAATTACATTATTATCCAAGAAGTCTGCTACACCAATTGGCGGCCCGTTTTCAAATAGTCCATATACATAACATCCTGGATGAGCTTTTTCAAACCCCCAAGACTTGTCCCATTTAGCATCTATGTGGTGCCATTTAGTAAAGTTAGTTAGTACAGGTTTTACTTGAGTTTGAAGCTGTGTAGTGAAAGCAGACTTTCCGCTAACTTCTGCACATTTAAATAGGCTATAGGCCAATTGATCAATGTTCGGGCAGTTATCAAAAACTTTGTAAAGTTGATCTTCTGTTAAACCGTGATTACCAGATCCAGATCTTATATTATGGGCCAGTGCTCTGGCTAAAATATTCATTTAAATTATTGTTGCAAATATTGTCGAGTCTGCAGAAAATTAATTTGGTTAATATCTTTTTTAGGCTTTTCCAAAATAAATCCCTGATCTAACATAGGCTTTATCTGCGCTAGGTACGTATTATAAAACAACTTATTGTTTACTTGATAGCCGATCATATTTGAAATAAAAAGAAGCCCCCGGAGGGGCTGGTTGTTTCTGTTACGAGGTATTTCCTACCCTAAGTGGCTGTTAGGCCGCTAATGCGAACTGTGCGTCGTTTGCGTTTACGTTTTTTGCTTCTACGACCAGGCTCCGTCTTTCTATGCTATGGGCATAGCGACTAAAGTTACCCTAATCCTAACGGGTTTCACATTCCCGTGCTGTCTGCTTGACTACTTACCGCCCTGTCGAAACTATGCAGGCCCATCATAAAGAATCTTACTTATTGCGACTTGCCCAAAATGCCTCACTATCGGGTGATAGCACATCGCTTGGAACTACGGTATTACCTAGTTTTTTTGCATAATTGTACATCATACTAGCAATACCTTGCCTACGAAATTTAGGATCGACCAAAACTTTATCAGCTGTTAAGTTTTTCCCAGTGATGCTAAAGATAGCATAACCAACCTTTTCACCTGATTTCGTATACGCTTCAATATTTAGAATTCCGGGTGTAGTAACAAAGGATCTAAAATCAAAGGCATCAGTTTTAACCCAATCGTTAAATCTAGTACCTCTTTTCAATCCAGGCATTATTTCGTTAATTTGCATTTAGTATTTATTCAAATTCCTTATGGTGGACCTGGGGGGATTCGCACCCCCGTCCAAGACGCCTTTCGGCTTGCTTCATACAACAATAACTTATATTATATGTTATTTATTAGTTAAAGTCAATTGATACACAAAACAAATCCGGGGATCTGTATTCTTATGCTCGCTTACTCCATGACAGACTTCTGGGCCGTGCATAATCAGGTCTCCCGAACTAGGAGTAATATATTCCTTGTGTATTTCGTCTATGTCCGATGGCAATTTTCCAGTACAGTCTTGATCAACAATAATCAAACTGCTACCGCCCGGTGGGTTATTAACATAAAACACAGCAACTAAATCGGGAGTTGTTAATTGATTGTTTGTAGCTACATGATTGTGACATCGCCCTTGGCTATTAATTTCCATTCGGTTGGTCCAGGACCTATCAACGTCAACTGACTTGACTTTCAACAATTCAGTTGCTTGTTGCTTAATCCAGGTTAAAAGATCTTGTGCGTCGGGAAGGTTAGCTGGACCTAGATAAGGAATAACTTCGCTAGTTTCGCCTTCGCCGTAGTGGCTGTCCCAAACTTGCCCACGATCTCGATTTTTAACTTCAGACAGTTCCATTATGTTACGGATACCTTGATCTAATCCAGCATTGTTGTACCAGTGCTGGTGAGGGCAATGTACTACTGCAATATCATGGCCAAATAGCTTATACACTTGCATGACCGATTCCTTGTGCAACTGAGTTCCAATTATGATCGTTAAATGTTTTTAGAACACCCGGTGCTGGCCTTACAAACTCTTGGGCATGATCAAACGCTTGCCAAAATGGTGAATCGTTACGTCCTGACAAGTAGTGAAAATGCAAGAAGTCGGCAATGTCTCTGTTCATTGTGTTGACTGCTTGATTGTATTGTCTACGAGCATCTGCGTCGTTGTTTAGTATTCCTGATATTTTTGTAGCCAACAAGTTAAGACTGGCAGTTTGTACCCAAATGCTAGTTTCTTCTAACGGTTCGCTAAATCCCGAGCTCAGGCCAATGGCAACACAATTTGCTACCCAGGTTTGATCATAACAGCCAGCATCAAAACTAAATTGCCTAGGGCTCACAATCTCGTGACCGTAATACTCTTCTAACTCTTGATGTATTTGTTCATCGGTAGCACAACTGCTGTCAAAAACATAGCCGCATCCATATCGTCCCTGTACAGGAATGCGCCACATCCATCCATGGCGCATAGCTACAGCTTCGGTATAGGTTGGCAAATCCACTCCGGCATTGGGTAAAAAGAACGGCATAGCTCGATCGACTGGCAGTATAGATTGATACGATGTCCATTTAGTAGCATAATGCTTGCCAATGATTAAGCGAGCAAAACCCGAGCAATCAAACACAAAATCTACTGGGACTGTAGTTTGATCTTTAAGCACTAAACCAGTAATAGTGTCACTGCCTGTTACAGCAACAACTTCGCTGTCAATTAATTTAATACCACGTGCTAAGCCTTGTGTTTGTAAAAACTTGGCCAGCAGGTTAGCGTCAAAATGCAACGCTCGATCGCCCATGCCCGAATCTGCTAAAAAATTATGATCATAATAATCATTTACTCCACGCCAGTTTACAAAACGTATTCCGTTCTTAACTGTACCACGGGCCTGTGCAATAATGTCTAAAGGATTAATACCAATCTGATTTAAAAAGTTTACAAATGGTGGAGTGGTTCCTTCGCCGGCACCTAATATGCCAATTTCACTGCTGGCTATTACAGTAACTTCGCTATAGGGAAATTGTGACTTGACAAATAGTGCGGTGAGCCACCCAGCGGTGCCGCCACCAACTACTGCGTATTCAAGATTGGTCTTCATGTATGATTCTAATATCCATTACTACAGATATTCTATTTTCTGTGCTTAGATTTGTTTCAACGCTGTGGAATAGATAGTTAGGAAACATAAGTAAGGTTCCAACTTTTGGCTCAACACGGTAATAGATTCTGCCGGTGCGCCCTTCGCTATCGGCTGTTACTAAGGGTTCTTGCCATGCTAGATTAACTGAACCTCGGGCATCAAGTAGCAGTAAGTCTCCAGAGTTAGGCGGGCAGTCAACATAGTAAATTCCTACCATGTCTAGGTCACTGTGGTGATGTGGGGTATCGCACCGACCTGGTGCTATAACATTATGTCTGGTACGTAAGTCTAAATTGTACTCGGGCCATCGACGTTCTTGTGCAATTGACTCTATAGCATCTACTGTATACTGTCTTAATGCGCTTGTACCGTAACCGGCAAAGTCCAGGAAACTATAGTGCTTGGTATGTACAGGATTAATCTTCTGTTGTTCGTTGACATGCTGACTAAAGTTTAATCCATCGAGCCTAACTAACTCTGCTAGTTCCGGCTGGCTCGCTGATAAATCAAAGGTCCAGAGTGGACTACTGAATAACTCTATTTTCATTAATCTTATCTACCACAAGTTGACAGATACGATCTTGTTTTTCTGGATCGCTATAAATGCTTTTAGGCAATGTAACTTGAACTACATCGTCTACATAATTTCCAATGCCCGGGAATCTAGTAGCAGTTAAATCTTTAATGCCGCAATCAATTACGATAGCATCGTTACCAGCTTCGGCAATAATAGCAGTATCTACAACCAAGAAGGCCTGTGCAGTAGTTACCTGATCTAAGGTGCGTAAACGGTTAAGTACATCAGCCAATGCTGGCTCTGGATCAGCAATAGGTACAATACTATGACCGCGCAGAACAATGCTGTCTACTGTATCCGGTTTTAAAAAGAATACGTGTGTTTGTGGAACAATAGCAAAACGGTCGGCTACTTCACGGAATTCGCTAACCGGGGGATGTCCTGCAACAGACCACACTTCGTAAGGAACGATAATTGTAATATCTCTAGGCGTTCCTGTACTGTCTTTAAATGTAAATGTAAATAGTGTTGGCTTCACCGAAAATGTATATGCTGGCGTAATTTGTGCCATCATAACGTCTGTTGGCTCTTGAGCCTTTACATCTACAAATGCCTCAATGCTTTTGCAAGCATCAATGAATTCTTGTAATTGTGTCATATTATTCCTCTACTCGAGATTGGCCGTATACTTCAATATCGTCAATCACTGCAATCTTTTCTGTTATCACCTTAATAGGTATAATCTTTTTCTTAGACTTTTCTTGGTGGGTTAGTACAGTACCCCAAATGTCTTCACGCTCTGGTGGCAAGTTACCACCTTTGATCATGACAGGAATATATCCTGTCATTTTTTCAATTGCTAGTGCAAACAACGGAACATTATCACTGTAGGCATTGTTACAAGTGATGTCCCAATACTTGCCATCTAGATACATACAACTGCCCTTGCATAAGTGTAACACAGGGCAGTCTTGACAATTGGGTCGATTTAACCAATGTGTGACTGATTTCAATCTAACATTTTCGTAATCGTCTAGATTACCTCCAAGGTGGCTTTCGCCATTTTTACTTGTTTCTTTAACGCTTACGTTCTGGCAAGTAACAATATTACCAGTCAAGTCCACAGCAATGGTATGATCGTTGTCCATTCCACACTTCTGTCCTACGTACTTTGATTCTTTGTGCTTTAATACATCTCGAATAAAGCCATCAATCTTGCCAGTGACACCTGCAAAGTTAATACGGCCGCCAGTGGAGTACATGTCATTGAATGATGTTTTGCGATATTCAAAATGTTCTTCTAGTGTGTCTAGGCTGTTGTTAGAACCATCTTCGTCGTAGGCGTCAACCATGGCACCTTCGCCAATGATAACAGTTGGGTCGCCGGTAAATTCTACAAACCAATCGTATACATCTTTACGGCTGGTGTTACGTCGGTTCATCATGGTATTAAAACTAAAACGACCTTGCGGCTTCATCACATTGTAGAATTCCATAAGAATCTTTTTCTTAGCTGGATCCGTAAAAGGATCTGGGCCACGTACTGTTTGATTTGGTCCATCGTGGCTGATGCTTACATTAAATCCCATGTAGTATAACCAGGATCCTATTTCTCGTGTTAGCAAACTGCCGTTGGTAATAACACTCATCTGTGGACGCTTTTTCCACGAACTGAATTTTTCTTGCAATGCTTCGGCTAGAGGTTTAAATGTTTTCCAGTACACAAATGGTTCACCGCCCCAGAATTCAATCTTCAGACCTTTTTCTTCACTGAACTCAAGCACTTCTAACTTGGTCATAAAAGCATCAATGTCTTTTTTACTGGTCTCTGCTGGACGCTCAACAAATTTTTGACTACAGTAATCGCAGGAGTAATTGCAACTTAGGCCAAGTTGTATTTTAAGGATACCAATCTTTGTGCTTTTACGTAGAGGGTCGTCTTTGGAAAAAGCACGAACTTCCGGATAGTAATAACCATCTGGTTCTTTTTCTTCTTTGGGGTATTCATACACATTATTGTCAGACGTAGATAGCGTATTTGTTACGTTGTCGTAATAGAATACTTTCTTATCCGTAGCACTACGCTCGGCATGAATTTCAAATTGCATAGTAACCTTATTTTTTGATTTGTTCAACTTTGTTGTCTAATTGCTTTAGTGCTTCTAACAATAAAGGAATCAAACGTTCGTATCTAACTCTTAGAATATCTGTATCGGGCAAATTAGTACCCAATGCGACAGGGAAATGCTGTTTAACTTTATTTGCGCTAACACCAACATCACGTTGGGTATCTAATCCTAGGCTTGCGGCCAATTCGTTACCGGTATAATAAAAACCATCTAATTGACGTACAATGTCAAGTGCGTTTTCAATTACAGTTTCTCGGTTCTTTAGGGTGTCATCGGACCAGAAGCAATCGCAGTTACAATCGCAGTTACAATTATGGCTAGCCGATGCGGAATATGTACAGTTATAAGTACAGTTACAATTACAGTTAGCCTGCAACCACGATTGAGCGTCGCAGTTAGCACAGTTTATAGCGCCAGTGATAAAACAGTTGTCACCACCAATATTTCCACAATTACAATTATTAGTACAATTACCGTTATTACAGTTACCAGAGTTATTGTTTTGATAGTATGCACGACCGTGCAACGAATTCATATCTGAAACGTTGTCTTTGGTATTGGCTTTAACCCAACTTAGAGAAGGGCTTGATTGTCCCGTTTCTGTTGAAACGTCGCTGAGTGCAATTTGTCCGGATGCTGGTAGTGTCATATAACTATTTATCAACGACGTTGAACTACCTATTGCTTGTCAACCCAGTCTTTTAACTCGATCAACAGGTATACTATAACACTACCAACTATTAAAAACGCCAACCAACCCATTTTAATTATATCCCTTTACTACATTATTGTCAATCTTGGGATTACCTTTAGCCGCGGCATCTTGATGCGATTGTTTGCGTTGTTGCTCTTTATTACGCTCAAGAGGTAATGGACCACAGCCTAATCTTGCCCACTCTTGCTCGGAGTAGTAATACGAGTCCACGGGGTTTTTATTATCCATTGTTTAGTATTTATATAGGAAAGTATTTGAGTACCAATTTATGCGTCCGGGGCTTCCGTGCAATAGCGTATGGTTAGTTATATCAGGACCTGTTCCACGCCAGTTAGGCCCGTATAGTGTACACGTCTGCACACTTACCTATGTTTCCATCTCAAATACTTACCTATACAAACAAAATGCTCTGCGAACCCCGGTGGTAATTATAGTGTATCAGAAATTTCGTCAAGTTGCCCCAACTAGTCTATTCATCACTTACACCCTCCACCCACTCCCCGACGGGTTCCGCTCTCGTGTTGCCAACGGCCTTTCGGTTCAAAGACTACCACCCACGGGGTACGACCACCGTTTCTCCTTCATGCGGGTCACACTAGCCCAGCGTTACCCGGGCGGGTCCTTTACAACAAATTCGTCATGGATGGTTTTGGGAAGTGGCACCATGATTCACTTGCGGGTTTTATAGAGTCTTTATTAAGCGAACCCTTTCGGGACTCTAAAAGAACGCACTTGTCCTTATCCGCTATTAGGAAAAAATTAAAGGAACTATGTTCAAACCTCAACACCACATATCGGTTCTACAGTCATTACTTCCTAGCTATCCGTCGCCTTCCTGGAGTTTGATAGTCCTTATCCTGGGGCTAGATGGTGTCTTGCCTTACTTTAGAACCCTCCTGCTTCATGGGTTACAGGGACCGTTTATTCATCCCTGCTGTTCACCCCTAACGGACTAGGTAACCTTCAACTCTTTCCTAATAGCGGGGGCTTGTTACAGCCCACCGCTTATGCTAATTACTCAGCTACAGCGTCTTTAGCTACAGCACGAGCCTTGATAGCTTCCAACGAAGGCTTGGTAGCCTTAACTTTACCTGCTTTAGCAGATACAGTACCATTGTACTTGGCATCAGCCGTATCAATGGCATCGCGATACGATGGGTTAGCATACAAATCGGTACCCTTCAAAAAGGTAACCAAATCTGGCTTAGACATTGCTTTAGGCAACTCCACAAGATTGATATCACTATCAGTCTTGGCCAAGATTTTAACACGGGTCATATCACCTGCGAAACGCACTTTGTATTGACCTTTAGTCTTGCTAACACCACCAACTTTGAACAATTTGTCCATTTTAAACACTCCAATTTAAGTTAAGTTAAAACACATACAGACACACTCTGTATATTTCATATTATAGGTTAATTCGAATTTAAAGTCAACCACAATACAAAATTCTTTTGCCCAAAATTACTTGGACGACATCTTTTCCTTGGTCCATTCGGCACTTGACGAAAGATCTTTGCCAATGCCCGAAACGGTACTGCAACCAGAAAGCAACACAACCGAAACGGCTAGGCCAACAACAACAATTTTGATTCCACACATGATAAGTAGGTCTTTCATTTTGCAGATGCCTCTTTTGCAACAGACTGTACCTTGTCTAATCCATGCTGGACTACATTCACAGTACCGGTTAATCCAATACTACCAACTACAAAACCAACCAAAAACACGATCAGCGTTTTCATACTAGTCCTTTCGACTGATAGAAGTTTTAAACACGCCACCCACGATCACCGTGGCAAGCCAGGTATCAACGGTGAACGGGATGGCCAAGGCCGGAAACAAAGTGTTCAACGCCCAAATAGTAGCAATTGGACCAATGATAACTATAAAGATCACCAGAGCCACAATCAAAATCAACTTGTTCATAACTTCCTCCATAAAAAATAACAAATAACCAACATGACCAAACCTATAGCGATAAACACCGCACCAATATCAATGATAATCATTTTCCCAATCCTTCTACAGGATCGCAATCAAATTCTTCTTCAAAAATAGCAACAACATCTTCCATCTCAACATAGTCTTTGAAGTAGATATACGTATCCTCAACACTACGCCCTTGAGCTTTCCACTCTAGGATTTCAAAATGGATATCTTTAAAGAATCCCATTATGCAGACTCCAACATATTGGCAGGTACTCGGTAAACACCAACATGGGTGCGGACATTCACATACTTGATAGCAATCTTTTCAACGGTACCAGTGTACGTCATGCCATTACGGTTGCTGGTAAATTTAACAGTATCACCCTTGGCAAACGAACGGATCTTTTGCTTGGTCATTTGGCTACGAGCAAACTGTACGGCACTCATGATGCTAGACAACTCGGTATTAGTAAAATTACCAAACATGATAGATTGGTTGATTTGTAGAATTTGGCTAAGTTCTTTCATCATATCTCCTTAGATATAAAATGCAGTTTTAAAATTCAAAGCATCGTAAACAATTTCACGAACCATGGTGTCAGTACACTCACCGTACCCGGACACCGTTTGCAATTTGCAAAGCAGATTATAAGTCTCTGGCCAAGTAAGGTTATTAACACGGGCATGTTCTACAATGGTAGCAACTTCGGTGTTACCGGCATCTGTAAACATACCAAAATACTGAACGGTGTTAACTGCTGACATTTTTGATTCCTTTTTAGTTTCTATACAAGTATTATACATTTAATGGATTTATGTGTCAACCAAATAAACGATGCATCAAGCGTTCGTTTAGTGTGGGCTTTTTGGGCAGGGCAAACATGCGCTCGCGGAACAGTTTACCTAGTGTCTTTTTTGGTTGTTTTTTGCTTTTCATGTTATGATTGTATATTAAATTGATTTATGGGTCAACCGTTTTAGTGTGTATTTAGAGCTGGGTTAAATTCACGGATCAACTCACGCTCACGGGCATGAGCCGGCTTGCGTCCACGTACAATTTCCAACAGGCCATACACATGGTTTTCTGAGCCATATTTACGGATACTGTGGCATAAATCCCACACTTTGTTTTCAGTTAATGCACGGCGAACGTGCTTCTGAATACGAATCTTTAACGCTCTACGGACTTGGTTACCGCAAACGGTAATACCAATGTATTGCTCGCCGGTTACTGTATTTGTAATACAGTAGACAGCATGGTTGCTATCTTGACGGCGTTTTCTTGACTGCTTTTTAAGTTCCATACAAGTATTATACATTTAATGGATTTTAGGGTCTACCAAAGTTTGGTTAGTACGTACTAACTAAAAAGTAGTACTTTTTGCTGGTATTTTAGTATCATAAAGATGTGGTATTTTAACAACACTTTTTGAAACTGACATAAATACAATATAACAAGGATTTTACCTATGAGCGTACAAACAATTACAGATATCAAACGATTAACTCGTCCAAGTACTAGTGTACCATTTTTTATTAACGAAACTGGTGGTATTTCACACAGCGGTTCGGCTGCCACTCAGGCGCTACGCGATGCTGGAAAAGTTACACATAGTCTTGTAATTAGTGACAATGAATTGACACAAACTGAAACATTGACATTTGCAGATTTTGCAACATATTCAGCATATGATACAGCATTGGGAATTGATCTAGATAATCAATTTGTCAGCCATGTCACAGCCAACAACTTTGTGCTTGAATCGCAAACAAACTTTTTTGAAAATACTGGTATTGCATCTCCTTTTACCTGCACCACAGTATACACTTTCCCCGAAGGTGAAGCAACTATAGAAATTTTTGGAAATGCTCTAGCAGTAGAACCAAAAGTGCAATCGGTCACAGTGGGTACCAATACTGTTACAGTAGTTAATCAATATGCCAACAGCGCAGACTTTACTACTAACTTTTTTGCAGACAATAAATTTGTACAACAATTACACTCAAAGGGTGTTACCCGCACCATTACATACGCTTTGGTCAGCTAAAGAGTTGTAAATAAAAACAATAACACATCAATAAAAAACCCGCCTAGTGCGGGTTTTGTTATTTTGCGCTTGCCACAAACCTTAAATCTCTACTGACACTACCTAGTTCTTTTTTCATTTGTGGTCCTGCTTTCTTAACATCGGCACGGTCAACATGAGTATCTGGCTCATCCTGGGTGGTTACATTTACACCTTGATCGGTTTTAGTATCAAATCCGTGTACGTTAATCGTTTTATAACGCTGTTCTAATTCTTGCCATACACGATATCCGCCTGTGCTTTGCTTGTTATCGCTTACTAGAGTTAGGCCTTGATTTAAAATCAGGAAGGCATATAAGTCAGCCGCACGGTATGTATTTTTAGGGCCAGAATAAACACCTTGGATGACAAAACTATCTCTGTTTGTCTTATAAGGGCGTCCCGTAGTACCCAATTGGCTTGTGCGAGTACCAGTATCAAATACATAGTAAGTAACTGTGCCACGATTGGTCCACGACCATAGTTCGAGTCCACTGCCCATATCAGCTACTAGGTTGCCTAGGTAATCTGCTTCTTGACCTTTAGGAATAGGACGGCCATCGTTGGGCATGACATCTAGGTGTTCACGTTTGCTTTTAGCAACTGTGGGAACCATTGTTACTTCATTTAGGTCGTTAAACAGTTCATACACAGTAGAACCTGCGTGGTCGGAAATCTCAACACTATATCCCCACGAATTAGCATAACGCCGAACTA